GTAACCGCACTTTGGGCACACAGGCTCTTTTTCTCTTATCCCCCACATCCTGCTTGTGGTTTCAGTTGGCTTTCGTGGTGTATCACGTTCCGGCTGTGCGGATGGCAGTTCCCTTATCATATCTAATACGACATTTGCTGATAACGTTGGTTCGTGCCAGTTTTTCCACGCTACATCGTGCAACGTTTTTACACCATCTATCGCCGCCTGTCGGCTGATGGTATCATCCTTCATGGTTGTCATCTCCTTCCGTGCGGTACGGTTCAGGTTCGTAAATCGGCATCCACGCAAGCGCCGTGTTCCACCACATAAAGCCGCCGCTTGTGATGAAGCCTTTATCTCTCCGTTCGCCATAGCGTTTTGTAAAGTTCCCACGATAAAGAGTATCTGTGGTTTTGACCGTCACCCAACACTCCATGTCTTCGTCTGGTTCGCCTTTATCACACGAAATCCACTGCTGCGCGGGCGGCAAAGCCTTGATTGCATCAATCGTATCTAATTTGATTGCTCTTTCTTCTATGGTCAGCCCTCTCCTTTTTAATTTTCCGATTCTTGCAAAGTATTCATTTAGCGCATCAAGCGCATCATCGAGATATACTGCTTTTCTCTCGGTAAGATCTTTCATTATCCCAACCTTTCCTCATCATAATTTCTCCAATTCTTCCACCAACCGATTGCGTTCGCTGATGTGTTTTGACAGTATCGCCTGTAACATTTCGGGGAGCATTCCACAGTGCCTTATCCGTCTTGCCGAAAAAGAAGCACCTTCTCTTACTTCTAAAAGCCACTTTGATGTATCGTGACTCATGATATTCCGCAATTCATCGATTTCCTCATCCAAGCTATAGATCTTTGCGATAATGCCCCGTGCTTTTTCAAAAGAATCTAGCAGCATCACTCCACTCCTTATTCAATCCACAGCAATTAAATTCGTCACATCTGCCGCCACGATAGAAGCACATCGGCTCAAAGAGTCCTCTGAACTCAGGGCAGACATCCAATACCTCTCGGCACATCTCTTCTACAACTTCTCTCGTTTCCGGCGATGCCTGTGTGCACAACCGCTTTCGCGCTATCGTCAGCAGTTCTTCCGCATTCATAAACCAACACATGGTTACTGGGGCATTCTGCGGCGCTTCGCCACGATCATATTTGTCCTGACGATCATTACGCTGAGTCGATACAAACGGCACTGCGTGTACATGACGCACAAGATGTACGGATACCCAATACGGAATATCGGTCAGCCGGAAACAAAACATCAAAGTCCGTATGGGCGAATGCTGTGCCTTAAGCAGCTTTCTTTTCCACTCCATCGTGGGCGGGATATTACTTGACTTTGATACGGTTGCTAATGTACACGTTTTGGCTAATTGCCAGTCTTCCATCATCGGATATTTCAGCAGTTCAACCTTCATCTAAGGATCCTCACAATCTCTTTAATCGCCATTGCGGTAGGGGACGAAAGCCAACCGATTAAATCGTACATAGATATTGAAAAGATGAAGAACATGACCGCTCCGATAACGAATGGAAGGAGCGTGAAACACGAATCATCAAAGAAGTCCCGACCGTCACTATGGTCGTACTTCCATGCCTTAACTGTCATTACTCCACAGATTGCCAACATGATTGCCGTGAAGATCACCATAAAAACATCTTGAGCGATATTCAGCTTCGCCATTTCTGGAATCAGATACTTGGCTGAAGTCCCCAGTTTGTCACACAGATTATTAATAATCTCGTTTATCTCTTTACTCATTTTCGATCACCTCAATCTTCGGAGACGGCTCACTGCCGATTTGAAAAGGTTTCGACCATCTGCTGTTTCCTCTGTAAAACCTGACCGCATCCCAGATGCATTCGCAGATCATCATTTCATCTGTTTTTTCAGTGAGATATCCGTATGGCTCAAACGCGATGCGGAAGAAGGCCGTCATCACAGCGCGTAAGTGATCTCTTCGCTGAATGTATTGGTCAAATATGATTTTGTGGTTAGGATTCTCTGGAGATAAATCCCGGTTAATCGATGCCATGTCATTGGTAAGATCCATGTCCTGACCCATTCGCAATCGCATCCACTCTTCCAGAGCCTTTTCCGTCAATCTCATCTGTTCTTCGGTCAACTCAATCCTGTATTTCTTCGGCATACATTTCCCTCATGTCTTTCTGGTAGGTCTTCATGAATGAGCATCTGTCACAATCCTGGAATAGATCCCCACCCATGTCGCAGTTATATTTTGGGCAATCGGCTAATGCCTTGCCCATGAACGCACAATGGATATTGTCACAATCCACGCATAGGTTATGGCGGGTGCATTCAGACATCTGAAATTCTTTCATATTTTTTCATCCACTCCGCAAATTTTTCTTCAATCTCCCTGTATTCGTCACTCACGGCAAAATTTTCACACTCCCAGAACTGCTGTCTTCCGTCCCAGACCGTCATGACGCTGTGAGCAGTCAAAACGACCGTCTCGTCTGCCGTGCAGTAATTCTTGTCGGAATTGTATTTACACTCCACAGCCGCGCATTTGATTTTAGGCATTATCGTTGCCTCCATATGATTAACATAATTACCACCAGTTCCAATACGATCAACGTGAACAGGCTTATCACCATACGAAAAACATCCCTCCTATCGTGATGACGTAATCGCCCTCTTTTCCGATAACTCCGTTTACCCGACCTTCCTGTAGGATCACTACGAATCCGTCAGAAGTCAGGGCGATTGTTTCACCGTCACGGAAAGTAACTTTCTTCCCTGTCTTTGAGTCATAGATGTTTACGCCTTTAAAGCGGATCTTATTGTCATTGTCTCCTCTTTGCTTACCCTTGCTCATTCACATCTCCATTCGCTTCTTGCCGTAAATCCAATCCTTGTGCTTATTGCACAGCTTCTTCTTCGGATCTTCGGTCGGCTGACAGCATACATAGCACCAACCATAAGGCCATCTGTCCGGCACTGTGCGTCTCGCCTTTTTCGGCTTTTCGGTTTCATCTGTCAGACTCGGCACAGGAGGATCAATCTTCTTGATGGGAGTCCTTATCAGCTTCTTCTTTGTATTCTCCATTGACTTCCTCTTCTTTGCGGCTTCTTCCGCATCAATGTATGCATAATAGTGATATTCACAAAAAACGCCGGAATATCCCTTGTATATAGGATCTCCACATACGGTGCATACACCGCTTTCCTTGCGCTTTCGATACAGTTCTCGCCGTTGTTGATTGTATTTTTCCTTATCGATCTTTGGTTTCCGCGACTTCTGTATGGCGTTTGCTTTGTCGAGACATTCACGGCACATCTTCCTTCCGTATGCGAGTTTGTTCTTCCCGCATCTCGGACATATACCCTGTGCTATCCGTTCTTCCCTCTGGCGTTTTCTGGCTTCATAACGGTTACTGTTCATAAATCAAATTTCATCTGTCCTTCGCACTGAATCTCAGGATCCTTCTGTTTCGGCATGTGCTTTTTGTATTCGATGATCGGGATGCCGTCATACGGCACATTGTAAAGACCGCATGACGGATATTTCTTACGCCAATCCGATGCGTCACTTGATGTTTCGCCATAGCATTCGCACTTAAAGTAACTTCTGTTCGCCGTGTACCGCATAAGATGCATACACGTTCCGCATTTGTCTGAAGGATGCCCCGACCCGAATAACTCATGCATCAGGTCAATCTTCTTCGTGCATGTCTTCATATCGGCTACACCACTCATGAGCGGAACAGGCAGAGCATTTTTCCTCGTTTATGTCTACTTCATACGAACACATCATGTTTCCATACCGTACCATCGCCGCACGGTCTGCCGGATTGCACCAATCCATCTGCCATTCGCCGCGATAAAATTCATCGAGTTTTGGTTCTCTCAGCACTCGAATCTGAGTGAAATCCAGGTCTTCACATGCGTCCGTGCTTTGGGCAAGTTTTCGCGCTTTTCCTCGTGTTTCGGCAAAGACGATTGCTGTGTACATCGGATCATCCTTGTCTGTAACCGACCATGCTTTCAATTTCCGCACTCCTTCTTGGCTCTTCTGCATCCTTTGACCCATCCGTTATTTATGGCATCGAACACAATAACGCCAAAAAACGGGCAGGATTCCTTCAGACAATCCATGTAATCAACTTCCGTCACTCGGCATACGCCGTCTGGCGATACTCTGACTTTCTTCCTGTATGGGCATTTCATGAGGATCGCCCTCCGTTCCAAAACATCGAAAAATGCTTGCCGCCATCGCGAGTGGATCCGTCAGGAGAAAACAGGAGTCCATCTGAAGTCCCACACCACATTACGAGTACACGCCTAACCTTTGAATCGCCCGGAACCGTCACCGTCAGCATTCCGTCCTTCAGCTGCATCTCGTCTTCGCGAATTTCTTCCAGATCTTCAACCAGTACATACCGCTTTGAGTTATTTCTGAAGTAGACAACTCCGACCTTCGGCTTCTCAGTTACCTTCTTGAAGCAGTATCCGTATGAACGATGCTCATCCTCATACCAATCCGTGCCAATCAGGCTCTTAACATTCAGCCGCATATATCCGACCAGTACGCCATCAAACTCTGCTTCTGTACGCTCGTAGTACGTTTTTTCTACGGAACCGCCGTCAAACTCTGACAGGTCTGCTATCTGCACCTCTTCGTTCCTGTCCTCGTCATACCTGTAAGCTATAGCTTTGGAATTATAGTCATTGACAGTATCGGCATTCCGCACTTCTCTGCCGTTTGAATCGTAAAGCTGAATATGTACGGTATCGCGAATTTTAGCCATGTACGCCTTACAGTGTACTTTTGCAAATAATTTAATGTCGCCCATTAGCATCCCTCATCTTTCCAATGTTTCAGTCTCACTTGCAGATGCTCCACCATCTCTTCAAATTCATCAACAACACCATCGACATCCTCAATGTCCCAAAACTCAATCACGGCTTTGGCAAAACCTATTGGAGACATCCTTTCATCAATACTCTTGTCGTATTCGATTTCTATCCTCATCCGTACACCTCATGTAAAATACATATTCACTCGATGCTTTGCACAATACAGGAACATATCCTTCCAACGTTCAAGCATGTTGTATTGTTTCATGTCTCCGTAGTTGTGACCGACCATATCCATGTGCAGATCCTTGATGGAGTCATAGATTGCTCGGCACTCTTTCGGAGTAAATTTACCGTCACAATCAGAATGTGTAAGCCATATGCGAATATCCTCTGGCACTTTCCTATTGAACATTTCAAGATCGTCAGCGGATGGATTTTTTCCTCTGTACCATGCGCTGAAAATATCGCCATAGAATTTTCCATATATAGTATCGACAAGATCCATCAGAAACACGCCATAAGTGATGTACCCACAATCATAAGCACCTTCGTATCCTTTAATTCTGACCGTCAGACCCATCCGTTTTCTCCTGTTTGCTTCTGAACATCTTTATGTACATTTCCATGACGTTCGGGTTGATCGTGTTCCAGAGGAATTCATAGAACTTCTTGTCATCTGTCGGTTGGTTTTCTAGCTTTCTTTCGTAGAACGGGCAGTTATATCTGACCATCTGCCCCGCTTTTGGAGCGTATTCGCATTTGATCCGCTTCGTGCAGTTATTGCAGCAGCCTGTTTCTTCGACATTTCTATACGCCTTAAGCGTATCAAGTATGTATGCCACATCTGATATGGCTCTGTCTAATTTGCTCATCCATGCACCTCACATCCTAAGGCCATCCATCAGCTTCTTATCGATTGACTTGTATTTCTTCTCAGCTTTCTCGTAAAGTGCATACGCCCTGTTCGCCTTTTCCGCGATCTCAAGTTTCTTGTTCAGATCCGGCTCATCGTTCATCTGCTTCACAAGATTGATATATTCCGTGAAATACTTCTGCGATGCCTCTATCGTCTCATCCTGTGCGGTCAGCAGTTCGTTGTTCCGCTTGCACTGAAGCCACAGCAGGAATTTGTCTTGTGTAGCGGGGATCCTATAGCCCCCGCCAAAACAATCCGGCTTAAAGAAATACTCAATCAGTTCATCTTTTGTCGCATCATTTACCGTCAGACCCAATACATTCGCTCCTCTCATACAGTGACCATCCATGCTCTGCTCCGCACAATTTGGCGCATAAATCTTCTGAATCGTTTATATGATTGCATCTTCCGCAATCGGGATTTTCGTCATCTGCTGTAAACGTTACAATGGTCATCCATGCACCTCATCTCTGATGTAATATTCCCTATCTTTTTCTGGCTTGTAATACCAATCGTTTGGATTATCAGAATACAGCCATGTCTTAGCTACAATCGATGTTTCTGGATATGTCTGACCATTTGAAAAATCGTTATAGGTAATACAGCACGGCTCAACCACTGTCACTAAAAGACATTGAAGATGCCTTGGGTAACTTTTAATGAAATTTTCAAATTCTTCTTTCGATACCCTTTTTTCATCTTTCATCCGTACACCACGTATTCATCCTTCACTGGCACTCGGCGATTCCATGCTTCGATAGCTTGCTCCACATACGGCTTAAACGCTTCTGTCTGTGCAATCATCCTCGGAGTAGTTGCCTTGCCCTGATTGCCCCATTCAGACATCCACGGATTCGGATTAATAAGCCAATCCGTTATAATCGGCTTTCCCCTTGAACGGCATCTATTGCAGATTACCTGTACGCGATACTTGACCTTCTTGTCTCCAAGTCCGTTCCGTCCGTAAAATGCGTAGTCCTTGAAGGATACCTTCGCGTTTCCGTTGCAGAAGGGGCACGGCAGAATTTTCTTAGAGTCACCCATTGTATCTCCTATTCCATGCTTCGACTGCATCATGGTCTGATGAAAACGTTCCGTTGTTGGTGTAGCACTTTGTACATCTGACTACCCACTTCGTTCGAGTACCAGGCACAATCAGCAGTTCTGCTTTGCCACCGCAGAATGGACAGTGGAGTAATTTATCACTCATCACAGCATCTCCTTTAATACCTTCTTGCACCTTCCACACAGGCACATTGATGTTCCTTGATACCCACCAATGGTATGATGCATGAGCGCATAGACTCGAATCATCTTGTCATCTTCGTCAGAATTTGTTCCGCATGACATGCATGTTCCGTATCTTTCCGCGCCATGCAAATCTGATAGGGTCTTAATCTCAATCATTCTCCACCACCTCTTCTCACCGCTTCTTCAATTTTCTCTGCAAAGATACCTTCCGCATGGATATTCTCGCAGTACACCCACAGGAAGTTTTTCGCCTTTCCTCTCAGCCAGTACGGTTTGTCGTGGAATGAGGGTACATAGGACATAACGAAGTAGGTCTTATCGATATCCAACTCATCCGCAGTGCCTCTGTCAAAGAAATCCTCGATACTCATCACACATTGGAATGCATTTTCCGGCAGAAATCTAAGCGGAGGAATATATCCATCTCCACGGTATGTCTTGTCGTAATGATCCACACCAATGTACCGCTCATGATTCCAAAACAGATACGCCTGTGCCGCCTGATAGCATCCAAGATCCACAATCGTGAAATGCTTTGGTACCATCTTTGAAACAGGCAAATACACATGTTCAAAGCAGAGAAATGTCGGGTCAAGTTCCGTAGAGCCATAGTCTAGCTTCAGCTTCAGTTCCTCTGGCGGGATTAAATCAAGCAGTTTACTCCGTTCCATCTTCAACCACCTTTGCAATCGCTTCTTTGACGGCCTTTGTCTTCGCCATGTTCTTTGCTAACTCCACGACAGCTGCCTCGATGATCTGGTCTTTGTTTGCATCGATGACTTCTTTGACAATGTCTTTCACCCATTCCTTCGGGTTGTTCTTGTCTACGTTGCTACGATTCCATTCTTTGTGGAAGATATTCCCTTCAACATCCCTCTTAATGCTTTCGGTGATCTGCTTTTCCGCAGACTCCGTAACTCTGTTTCTGATTGCTTCGTCATCAATCCCGATTGCAAACTGTACTATGTGTTCCATTCTTAATCTCCTATATCACAGTTCCTTAATCGTGAATGTACGTTTCTTCGGCATCATTATTCTTGCGATTCTTCCATCAAGGTATCTTCCGGCATCGCCATAAAAGTTTTCGACCTCTATGTTAGAGATGTAGCACCTGATCGTCTCGCCGTTAAACTCGATAGTCCCTATGCCATCGTCATCAAATTTAGCCTTGAATTCCGGCGAATTGTCTGCACCGCAGTATTCACAGACAAGGTTCTCAGGAAGAATCGCGCCACATACACTGCATTTGCATTTATTCATCTTATCCACGCATTCCACATTTCCTCTGTCACCTCTTCGCAGTCATCCTCAAGAACTGTTTCGATGTTATACATGATCCGCTTGTGAATCGTGTCCACTATCGATGTGCTTGTAAATTCCTTCCGCAAGGCATCCATAACAGTACTTGACAACGCCCCCTTTGTGACTATGTAGTAAGGTTCGCTCATTCTAGATACTTCCTCGTTTCATCCGTCATATACTTCTCCAAGTAATACTCCCTGTTTGGATACCAGAAATGCAGATCACCGTGCTTGTTGCACCATTCCATAATGAACCAGTATCCTAATCCTTGATACGGTTCCCACATGCCATCCGACTCACGGAAGTGACCGCCTCTTAGCATCCAATCAGCAATCTTAGGATTGCTATAATCAATCACCTTTTGGATTCTGCTTTTCTCTTTTGTATTTTCATGGTGCGCTCCGAAAAGACACGCTATGCAGCCCGTGCGATTACACCCAGTTGTATGTAGCGATGGCCTTTCCAAGTCAAACAATTCATAGACATCTGCATCCAAATAATCACCGATAGTCATCTGTCCAGACTCTTCATCTTCAGACACGATATCCCCATATACCGAAGCGATTGGAGAGATAAAGACTTTCATCTCCCCGGTCTTTAGCATGTACTCCCTTGATCGCCAATCGAGCATTTCACTGTAATGTTCCCTGATGTACAGGAGTACGTCCTGTTCCGTCCAGAAACTCATCGGATTGGAAATCGGACGGCTTAAGTCAAATCCGTTACACCCATGACTTAGCCACTGTTGGGTACGGAGTCTGCTCTCAGATGCCATCTGTGCCGTGATGGAATTTCTGCCAGTATCTTTGGTATATTTACTCATCGGGCGCTTCTTCATGTATTTGCAGCACGTCTGCCCGATTTCAAATGGCGCGTCCAAAAAGAACTGATATCGCACACACGAGAATGCTGATCTGTCGGGTAAGCTAGGGATAGTCTCCATCGTTGCTTTGCTCTTCCTTTCTCTTGGAAGAATCCCCATCATACGTTGTACCCGGAAGTTGTCTATTACTTTTTCGCTTACGAATTCTCCCGAACTCGTCAATGCCATACTGTTTAACATCTTTAAGAGCAACTTGCTCTCCGTACACAAGTTTGTTGAATTCTGTGAACAATGGGATTGTTGTGTCCCATTCCCTTGCGTCAATCGATGTATATGCTCCGATTCCTCTGAGTTTTCGGTACTTGTTCTCGTACCCCCCCCGGTAATACTTTTTGTACTCGCCAAGTCCGCATAGCTGACGATATTTCTGGTAATGCCACTGCTGTGCTGTCTGTCATGAGGGTGCTATTTTCTTTGATGACTTGTGTCAAGTACTTTCTTGCACCATATACGCATTCGCTGACTTCCTTGGAAATCATCGGGTATCCGTACTTCTTGATGATCTCCACATACGGCATCTTCGGTCTGACAACATCCACGTTTGAAAACGTATCGACAAACTTGACGATCTCGGGGAACTCTAAAGTTGTGTTGGAAAATACAGCTTTCATATCTGGATAAAGTTTCCTCGCAATATGCAGAAGAACCGTTGAGTCCTTGCCGCCGGAAAAAGAAACGCCAACTCCTTCCAAGCCATATTCATCCACCCACTCTCTGATTCGCTGTTCTGTCAGCATGACTTTTAACCTTAATGGCAAAGCCTGTAGCTGTTGCAATTCCTGTTTAGTCCGCTTCGCCATCGTCACTTCCCACCTCTCGATCTCTTGATCTTGTAAACCTTATTAAGCTGCTCTCTCGCATATCCCTTATATCCTTCGGTTTCAATCCGTTTGCGATAGGCTTTATTTCTCTCCTCGTTATGGATTTTCTGCCATTCTGTCCATGCCGCACATTCTTCAGTGTGACAATTCTCATGTCTGTCTGTACAATCCTTACATGGACTCTTGGTGAATCCCACGATCATTTCATCTCCTTCTACTCGCGAACAGCGCATCGTTCAGGCTTCTGAAGTACGAACGGTCTGCACACTGTTGCGCTTTTTTAATCGACCTCAGACGCACTTCGTAGCATTTCTCGCAAACGCCTTTACCTGGCATCGCTTCTTCACCGCATATGTAGCACCGTCCGTATGCTACTCGTTCTTCGCGCCTTATGTCATCGCGTCTTGATTCTCTGTACCGTGCTTGCTTGATATAGCACCTTTTGCAATAAACACCGATGACAGCTTTCCTTGCTTTGCAAGATGAACACAAGCCTTTGCTCTTGGCTTTGATATACCGCTGTCTGCTATGCTCGGATTTCTTCTGCTTGTTACTTTTGGCGTACCGCTCCTGATCCTTCCAGAGACATTCCGCGCACATATGCTGATTCGGCTCGGCTTTTCTTTGTCCGCACCTTGTGCAATAGCCGATTTTCAGATAGTACGCACTGTTCTCCTTCCTGTTCTGTCTGATTCTTTCAGCGCAGTCAGGACAAGCGGATTTTTCCGGAGTCGGATTTTTCTTTCCGCATACCGTACAGAGTCCCATTTCACGCATTTGGGCGCGGGTATACTTTCTTGGCATCCTTTATGTCTGTACTCCTGTTCAGTTTTTCGATATTCAGTTTTTCTCTAAGCAATGGATATCCGTGGGTTCGATAGGGATACAGATTGGATTTGATTTACGGTTCCCCACGGAGTGGATGTGAATTATTTAGATCTCTGCGTATAGCATCTGCTGATGCTTTACATTTTCTTTATTTGTTACCCACTCAAGGTTAGTGACGGAATTATTCAGCTTGTTACCGTCTATGTGATTAACCTGCGGCTTGTGATCGGGATTTTTGATAAAGGCTTTTGCTACCAACCTATGCACCTTGTGGTGCGTCCGTTTTCCGTTTTCATCGATCAGGTCAACCCTTGCATAGCCTTTTTCCGTCAGTTGATAGCGTATGAATCTCTCCCGCTCAACATTATAAACTCTGCCCCACGATGTGACTTGATACCGCCCTTCATAACCTTCAATGTCGCGGTATTTCTCCATTTTGCTCAACTAATATGCCCTCTGCTTTTATGATTCGGATTGGATTTACTGGTTTCGGATTATCGATATCATAATGAACCTCATCCCCTTTTGGATACTCTTTGATAATCGGGTATCTGAGTTCCTTCAGCATCTGGCGTTTTGTTCGCCTGTCTCCAACCAAATAAACATATCTATGCTTTGCGCTTCTGGTTTGTTTCAGCTTACTGTGATTGTTTTTGTTATATGCTCGTGGATGTAGGCCACCTGGTTGATATGTATCATTTCTCTTTGCTGACATTCCAGTGTATAACCAGTTTGTGGCTTGATAAATATATCCCACATGGCTCCACGCCGTGTCTGCGTAACTGACAACAAATGTATGATTCGGCAGTTCTTTCAATGAATGGGCGACTAAATAGCTTGCATAATTCTGACCGTTATATTGCGGGTCAATCACCAATCTATTCAATTCCATGACATTGTACTGATTCTCAACACCCGCGATGCCTATACACAACGGATGTGATGCCGGGATCCCGTAAGTAACAACGCCTATCATTTCGCCATCCAAAAATAATCCAAACGCATCTGTCACGCATGGCATTCGCCTCGCATAGTGAATGTTTAATAAAAACGGTTTTGATTCCTCGTAGGTGATCCGTCTTACATACTTATGAACTCCGTCTCTTTGCTGAACAATATCGAAGAGCGAAATTTGTTGCGTTCGTTCGTTCGTTCGTTCGTTCGTTCGTGGAGATTGTCATCGGCTTACTTGTCTCTGTCAACTGTTTTTTTAATCTCCTTCCCCTTCTTACTCTTCAATTCATTAATACACAGGAACATCCCCTGATATCCCTTGCTGTGGAGGAATTCAGCCACATCCTTAAAAGGTGTGTTATACACTACCGGGTATTTGTACGGGGAGTTAATCAACACTTCATATCCGCTTCGTACAAGCAGCTTATGTGCCTCGTGTGCGGATATCATTCATCTTCCTCCATGTCGATCATCAGGGCTTTGGAAAAGTTGTCCAATTCCTTTGCGTAATCCAAAATCGGCTTCGCCTTGGTCTGCCTTACAAGCCCACTGAGTATCCTCAATATCGTTGCCTGACTCATCATGATTGTGGCTATTGAGCCTCTGAGTTCTGCATCGCTCATTTATCGATACCCCGTGGATCCGAAGCCGTTACTGCCGCGATCAGTTTCGGGCAGTTCGTCAACGATTTCGATCTCCGGCGTTGCTATCGGCATGATGACAAGCTGAATGATTTTATCGCCGCGCTTGAACGAATAATCATCATCTCCGTGATTGAAAAGTTTTACTTTGATTGCCCCAACATAATGAGCATCCACCGTTCCTTCGCCTGTAATGTTGTGCTTTACGTTTAAGCCGGATTTACTTTTCAGCATCCCAACGTATCCCTTTGAAATCAGGACATGAACGCCACTGTCAACCACGCTTGAACCATGTGCCGGAACCGTAAAGTCTATCGGCGTACGCAGATCATATCCGGCATCAGTGCTATAAGCTCTTTCTAACTTGTACGCCCCTTCATCGAGTTTCACCTTAAGAATTTCCATCACCCTCTCTCTCAGTTGTTAGCCTTGCTGACTCTTGCTGTGCAACATCGAAAATTGCCATCGCAAATCTGTTGCCGTTGTATTTCCCGAACCTGGAAACCAGTTCCTTCGTGAACGCTTTGAAATCATCCGCATATTTCATGGCTGACCCGCAATCCACCATCACGTTGTAGTAGATTTTCACATCAGACATGTCGTTCAGCTTTGATACCTTGTCAAATTCATCAAGTACGCAGTAATTCAATGCCGCAGAAAACCTATGTTTATGTTGTGCTTGCAGTTTTCCTAACTCATCGACCGTTTCCGACCAGAACGCATCGCCTTTAGCTTTCGGAATCAGCTTCTTCATAAGATTCCAGTAATCAGTGACGATCCTTTGGTAGGTCTTGATTTCATTTTCTGTCATCTGAAGTCTATACCATCTCCTTCTGGAACATCTACAAAGCCGTCAGCTGTCGGGTCGAATCCGTAGTCAAAATCCAGATCGTCCCCATCTCCGTAAATTCTTCTTGACCGCTCATCATAGGACACTTGAATTCCTTTGAAATCCGTCTTTCCAAACAGCCTGTTTTTCATCAGCTTTATCAGTCTGACATTCTCATCATCGGATTTTTTGTCCTTTTCAAACGCGATTGTAAGCATCGCCAAATTCGGTATGTTGCTCGTCCCGGCAATCTCATCATTGCTTGTTTCGGTTCCCGTGCTTTTCCGCATGTGTGCAATCAGGATAATCATCACATCGTACTGTACGCCGATTAACCGCAACTTATTCATGAAGTCGGTCTGTTTTGAGTTTTCGTCTGTCCCAACCGTCTTATCGAGGAGCATTGCCGTCATTAAATTATCCAGAAGAATGACCTTTACTCCATACTGCTGAATGACTCGGACAATTGTATCGAGCAGTCCTTCTTGTTTCTCGGATGCATTTGTCACGGAATTGTCGTAGAGATATATGTAGTCCCTGTACCATTCCGATATCAGGTGCTTATTCGTGCTTGAAATTCCATATCCTTCGTAGTCCATGTTCGGAGTCTGGAATGTGAATACCGAATTTCTTCCCGCCACTTGAAAATTCATCCACTGCTTAAACATGTAATTTGGCAGTTCTCCGCTATAAACAAAGCACTTATATCCTTGATATCGCGCTCTGACAATGATTTGGCTTGCCAGAGTGCTTTTGCCGGATCCCGCCCTCGCCGTGAGAAGGTGAACCCCGCCGAACGGAAGTCCCCCATACAGTAGCCTGTCAAGCTGCGAGATGCCTGTCTTCAGCTTTGTCTGAGCGAAAATGTCTATGTCTTCAACATCACACAAATCGAGTACTTGCTTTACCGGCAACGGAACCGCATTTTCTACGCATTTTTTGACCTGATCTTTTCCGTACTTCTGAAGGATCTCGTTCGCATCCTTGCAATCCTTGTAGTCTTCCTCGCGTACATGTTTGACCTTCTGCCCAAACCTCTGTGAAAACTCATCAATGAGGGTGATGTGTCCATTCTCATTATCCCCGAAGACGATGATTTCATCGAAATTCTGCATCCAGTCCCAACAATACGGTATCCATGTAAAACCTTTCGCCCCTGTCGGAACCGATACGGCGTTTTCAATTCCACTTTCCGCAAGCGAGAGTGAATCAATCTGACCTTCCGTAACGCACACTGTTCTGTTTTCAAGGTTGCACTGGTTCATGCCGAAGAGAATAGGCATACAGTTCGCTTCGCACCACTCTTTGTTTTTGTCCTTTGACTTGTCGTAGTCCGTCTTTCTGTACTTGATGAATCGCAGTATCTTTCGCTCATCGTAGAACGGAAAGACCAGGATATTATCATGCTCCGTCTGAGAAGTGATCTCGTACTTCTTTGTGATCTCTTCGGAAATTCCACGGCTCTCCATGTATTTCACGGCAGCTTCTTTCGGAATGATCGGCTCCGTGCGTTTAAATGTTCTGTACTGCTTTCGTGGTCGGAAATATTCGTCCGTTATCCGTCCCAGAGAAAAATCGAAGTCACGGGACAGCTGAATCATGTTTCCCTTCACACTGCATGAACTGCGCTTGCAGTTGAATGCCCCTGTGTCCTTATTTACGGAGAATGTCCACACATCCCTTTTTCCGTTGTGACCGCCCTTGCAGTACGGACAGTATTTGAATTGGATCTCATTCCCGGATACCTTTGTCTGCGCTCCGACATGTCTCGCAAAGTTAAAGGCATCCTCTTCTTTAAACTCATAGATTCCCATCACATATTGTTGTCATACATCCACTTCCTGTCGGCTCCGTCCAGAATCGAGGGATCGAATCGTGACCAATCGAAGGATCCGTCAGAATTGATAAACTGCTTCAGCTTCGTCCAGGTTCCGTTAGGACACGTTCTGAATTGTTCCGGCCTGTCAAGGTTGGTCGGCTTCTGCTCATCTTCCTCTCCGTCACCGTAATTTGCGTCAAGGTAATCGACATAGCCAGAATTGAAGAACGTACTTCCGTGCATGATATATTGCTCGTCTCTTCCATCTACATCCTCTTTGAAGCGCTTTAAACATCTTGACATCTCATCGTATCCAATACTAAACAGTTTCCGCTTTGTTGCCTGAGAGACTTTTCCTTTTCCAAGTTTCCGTGGATACTCTTTCCACAGCTTTTCAAACATCAGATCTGCATCGGACTGCTTGATTTTCGCAGAATCGCCAAAAGATTTTTTAATATCTTTTATTGAATCTTCAGTTACATTATTAGTATTTATCTTTTTATTATCTGTTCTGTTTGTATCTGTAATGTTTATATCTGGTATTGGTTCGCCCTTTTCGGAAAGTCCATTTGCCATTTTGGATAAATCGATGTTGCCGTTTTGTAAAATGGACATTCCCTTTTCAGTGAGTGCATACCACTTCGTCCTATCGTATGCGGATTGATTGAAGTTCCCTACGGAAATAAGGCCGCTGTCTTCCAGTTTTTTCAGAGCGGTTCTGATCTGCTTGTCCGACATGTACGGAAACAGTTCGGTATATGCATTGATACTGTTGTAAGTCCAATATTTCCCTTCGTGAAAATGTCTTTCGTTTGCCCGGTTCTTTTCCACCCAAAAGTAAATGTGATTCAAAAGAATCGCGCAGTTGACTCCATACTCAGTTGCGATTTCCACATCAAACGAATGTGTCATTCAACTGTCCTTTCTAGTTCCTTAAGAACCCTCTCCATGATCACCCGTCTCTGGTCATCCTTCGGCAGTTCTTCTCTAAGCCATACGGTCATTGTTGATGCGTTGACATTGCATTCTTTTGCGAACTGCCAGAGAAACAACCCAAGTTTACGCACTCGATCTCTGATATCAGTGTTTGCATCATTTGTTCGCATTGGTAATTCCTCTTGTTGTTATTATTATAATTGCTATATCTGTGACAAACGTGACAGTTGCTTTTCCTGTATTCAATTTTCAAAAATAAAGATTTGGGGATTGCGTATAACTCCTCAGATACACAGATAGGAATTAGATATACATTGAGCCATACGCCAAAGATTTATGTGATTGTTTTAATTATACATCCCAAATGCCTTAAATCAATGTTCCTCGGCTGATTTCTAAAATTTCAGCACTTTGACTAAATTTCTCCAGACAGGATTCTTATAATTTTTTCTCCGGCCTCTTCGGTTGTGCAGAACATGAATTCCACGCCGTACTTTGCTCTCATGGTCGCACAAGCCTTTTGAAGAGTGATTCCTTTTGTGGCAGTCGGATACTTCTGCTTTCCGCTTTGGAAGATCCACAGTCTCGGATTCACCCATTTGTGGAGATCTTCTAAACGGCGAATCGGCTGATTCTCGATCAAGCGTCCCTTGCGGTTGTAAACAATCTCGTGATTATTCTCGACAAGCACAACCAGTTTAATGCCATTGTTCTTCGCCAGGATCAGTTCATCACGGAATCTGCTGTGTTGCCGTCCGCATACATCGCCTACAAGTTCCTGTATGGAAAACTTTTCGTCTACGCATACATCATACGTTCCCATCAGATCCATCATCTTGACCGGGATGCCGCGATCCTGTTTTCGTTTCAGAACATCGAATATCATTTCGTTCGCGAGGACGTAATCCCCACACGGCAATCTCTGCCGGATTATGTCGATATTCTGCGCTTCAAAATATTTATTGACCGAAGTATGCTTACCGATCTTCTGGTTCGTGTCTTCAAGTATGGTCATTTCTTCTGCCTTTTCACGGGTTCCGTAGTCATTCCGACTATCTTGTTGACCTGAGTGTTTGAGCCGAAAATCTTTTTAGCCAGAGCAGCGGTAAATGCAGCGTAGTGACTCATTTCGGAATCCGGCATTCCGTCCATCGGCTTTACAATTGTTTTTGAGCCGTCCTTCCAGATGACGATGGTTTCCGCTGTCTTGCGGTTATGAAAGATATGCTCCGGCGTATAACATATCTTTGTTGACTCGGCAAGCGTATCCATGATTAACCTTCTGACGGCCTTGACGCTTGAAGAATCGTTAATAGTTGCGGTGAACTCAACAGGCTCCGTGCTCAATGGCACGGTAACGGGATTTGTTGGATTCGTTACTGTCTCGTCCGGCAATACTCCGATGGTGATTTCCGACGCATTTATAAATTTAGGCGGCATACTTACTCCCTTTGTAAAAATGATATTAAGCGCGGTCTAAAGTGCGTACCCTATCTGATGTACCCTAAATGGGCTTTTGGGTCAAATAGACACATCTTATCACACTTCTGACTCAGATGATTTAGCTTCTCTGGCTTTCGCGAGTCTTTCACGCAACTCTTCCAGTTCCTCGTCCGTATATTCCCGCGCTTCTCTCTGCTGTGGCGGGTTGATCTTAATCCACTTAGCCGGGATATGAGCAACGATGGTTCTCTTTTTCTCGGATGTGATTTCCACATCGTCAGGAAACTTCTTCTTCAGCTTCTTGATTCGGCTAACCATACGCCCCTGACAGAATGTGACTGTTGCGACTTTGGCATCTCGCGTAAACTCGATCACGTTCTCGTAGTCATACTGATATCTCTGCGGTTCCATGTCTTCCTGTGTCTCAGACACGGCCTTTTCAAAGTCTGTCATTCAACCTCCTGTGTTTTCTCTGTCTTGACAGTTCCTTGCGCTTGCGTCTCTCATCCCAATATCGGCAATTAATCTTGGAGAATCCACGGCACTGCCGCTGCATGCAGCGATGAGTTTTCATCAAACCTTTAGTAAGGTATCCGTGATGCACTCGGCAGTATGCCACTGGATTCAACGCCAGGTTCTTGTCGATTAGGCGGTAAACTTTCCTTCCCTGTTCATCCGTCATGTCAGTTGAACGGGAGTTCTTCGTCAATTCCGTCCGGGATAGCCATGAAATTATCATCACTGCCTTTGTTGACATCTGCTGTCGGCGCGGACGATCTGCCGTTCTGCCCCGATGCGGATTTTGATTCCCCGAACTCCACCGTATCCGCGACAATTCTTGTGGCGCTCTGGTTTTTTCCGTCTCTGTCAGTCCACCGTTCCTGCTGAAGTCTGCCGATAATATCGGCTTTCATGCCCTTCTTAAAGTATTTTTCCACAAAATCAGCACTTCTTCCGAATACGCGAACTTCAAAAAAGTCTGTTTCGTACTTTCCCTCATTGTTCTTGTAGTTACGGTTTACGGCAATCCCAAACGAGCCATATGTGGTTTTTTCTGAATGCTTGATGTCGGGATCTCTCGTGAGTCTCCCCGTGATACAAACTGAGTTAATGATTACCACTCCCTTCTTATAAATTTAATATCACGCCCTTTCGGGCGATATTGACATTTACAGAATCTCCCACCGTATCTTTGACGGTATGAATCATCACGTCTGGCGTTGCATTCTCAGCAGATAAATGACAGAGGATGATGTCTCTCAGGGCATCATTCATGTTAACCTTAATCATCTCATTTACGGTTGACAGAGAAGAATGCCCCATCACGACATGCCTGTATTTCTGCTCGTTTTCTTCCAGTTCGATATCGTCATCATGGTTACATGCACACAGAATGCCGTTAACCTTGAAAGTCTTAAAAGTCACAGGCGAATAAAGAAAATCCGTGATGTAGACCAACTTGTATCCGCTCGGCGACCTGATGTAATATGCGTAACACGGAACATTCTCGCAATCATTTCCTGTGTGCGGCACATACCACGGAACCACTTGCCAGTTTCCCGGCAGCTTCGTGAGCGCCTTTTCACGGAGTCCGCGAACGATCTCTCCATGTGATTCTCTGACGAATGTCTCCACCTCGTCACTGGAAAACGAAGGGATGCCGGACAGATGAATGTTCTTCACGTTTCCCAAATGATCCCTGTGCCAGTGAGTGAACAGCACTGCGTCTACCATCAAGATATTGAAGCCACATCCCCATAAGACGTTCTGCCATTTCAGCTTTTCTCCGCAGTCAAGCATCAGGTAATGCCCATTGTCATCTTGCAGAAAATAGCAGTTCCCGGATGAGCCGGAATTGACGGTGATTAGTTTCATTCGATGACTTCCTCTGCATCCACTACCAGTTCTTCAGAATTGGAATTCTCTAAAATTTCCTGTTCCGCGATCTTTTTCGCATCGGTTTCGATGTCTGTTCCGGCATTAAACATCTGCTGTGCTTCAGAATCCATGTTGAGAGTGATGGATTTGCAGAGTCTCCGCATGACTGTTTTTCTCGCCATCTCCGACCAGAACTGTCTCCAGGCGGGGCTATTCTGAGCCTTTGAAGATTTGCGGCATTTCTCCACTTCATCCTTCGACATCGTCTCGTAAATCATCCCGCCGTCATCAAACAGGCATACGGCAAACACGCCTATAATTTCACCATTGTTGAACGGCTTCGCTCTGAATCCGATGCTCGGCTGTCCGTTTACGATGGTTTCCTCAAATTCATCACCATCCCGGACAACCTTGCTATATATGTCCTTCACCTTCCTTGTGCTGTACCGCTTCGCCATCTTTGCCATGCCCTTGAAAGACGGCATGAACTGAAGCTGAGAGCCGTAAGGGATTAGGTAAACTTCGCTGTTAAGCGCATCCAGATCCTGATACGCCGCTCTGAGGAGTCCGGCCTTAATCTGTGCCGTCCCATACTGCTTGGCAAACTTCATCAAAGTATCGTTGCCGTTGAGAAGTGCAACCGAATTCTGCACGAAGCGGTCGATATTAAACTTTGCCGGAAGTGCCGTCTTGTGTTCTTCAAGATCCGTTGTCAGTGCCAAGCTGAAGCTGTTTTCAGCCATCGTTATTCTCCTTTCTTACTGCTTTCCTAAACGCACCGTTTTTGATAAATTGTTCCACAGTCCGTACTGGCATACTTCTGAACATCTCAATGTGCTTTGTCTGTCCGTACCAGATCACCCACTCCTGCTTCAGCAATTCACTCAGTTCGGTGATAGGAGCACCCGGCTCAAACATCCGTTTGGACTTCAGATACTCCATGTGCTCTTTTCGATACTGGCATGCTTGGCATTCATCTTTGAATGACGGCAGATGACTATTCTTGTGCACAAATGCCGCCACACAGTATCTGCAAGGATTCCTAGTCACACTCATCCGCGCTCCTTTACTTCCTCGATCCGATAGATTGACCAATCGTTATCATGGCGCGATGCGTAGAAACGCTTGCAAGCTGCACTGATGTCCGATGTCCTGTAAGTGGCTCTGTGTCTGTCAGAGCGCACCTTCTTTCCCTTTGAATTCTCGCGCTCCCGGCAGTAATAGATTGAGATTTTATTCATACGATGTACTCCTCTCATGTGGTGTGTGTTGTTTGTGTAAAAACACGAATCGGAACGGCGGGACTCGAACCCGCATTAACAACGCTGTGGTGAAACGCTGTTTCTAGCACCAAAACTCTACCATTGAGTTACGTTCCGAACAAACCACTGGTTAACCTGGCCCAGTAGTCGAAGCCTTTATATGACCCAAACAATAAGTAAAGGCCTATATGACTGGCGGCAGTCTTGGCCTTCGACCGCACTTTAATGCTCATTAACAAACCAGTCTATTATGCGGGTGAGGACTTGCACCTCACATGACAGAACCCCGCTTATCACTCCTCCTAATTGTCCTATCTTTACTTAGCGTCTACCTGTTCTCGCCACCGCATAACGTGGTCTTTCCCACCGTCTGTCTTGCAAAGAAAGGAGTCAGCCCCGACTTGAAAATCATCCCCTAGGTTGACGCGGTATAAATTCAGAGGATCGCCGTTCCCGCAGACCAATTTGTATGTCAAGCCACCAATCCGTATGAGTGAGATACACATGGCATATGGATTATCGTAAGGGGTCGAATCATCACAATCAGCACTGTGAGGAGGATTCGGATTGATGACTTACGAATCTTAAATTTCAGTTACTGTCAAATTAGCGTTATCCTTGACCGACAGGAATATAAGTTGCCCCGTCACATCAATTCTCATCTTGTTCTCAGTATCAAGGCATTCACCGCCGTCAATGACGATCGGCAAATACATGTCGTTATAACGCTGAAACGCATCGAGAATGGCGATCTTCGCTCTCATTTCCAGAGCAGTATTCGCCGATTTCCCAAGTTCCTTCCACTCACCAAATTCATTCTTGATGAGCGGGATGCAACAATCCTTCAGTTCGCCGTTCTTAAGTGTGTCGAACAGTTTGAAGCGAATGTACTCCGGGAAATTCGCATTGACCGCATCCGTCAGCATTTCGTTCTTCCGTTTATTCAGCAAAGAAACCTGATACAGGATTGATTCAGCCGATGAGTAACTCTGGGATACTTCACGCAGTTCCTTCTTCAGTTCTGCGATCTGCTCATCCACATGAGCATTGAAACCTTCTTTGGACAGTTCTCTGCGGACATCATCGAGTTCCGACTCCAACAGATCCAGGTTCTTCAGCTTCGCGGCTCTTTCCGCATCGATCCTTTCGATGTCTTCCATCTGCCGTTCCAGTTCGGCGATCTGCTTGTCACATTCGACATACTCAGGAATGCCGCTGCCATCTTCCAGAGGCTTTTTCTCAGCCGCATCAACCGCTTTCTTTAATTCGGATACGGCCTTTTCCAGAGACTCGCGTTCCGCAGTTTTATCTGCGTGTTCATTCTTCAGAGATTCGACCTCTGACTCCAGAGACTTGATCTTCAAGTGAAGTTTGTTTCCTTCATCGCGCATAGCCTTGAGATCCAACTCGTTTTTCTTCTCCCAATCTTCAGCTTTTTTTGCGATGTCCTTCTTCGGAAGTCTCTGACCGCATCTCGGACAAATCTCTTCATCAGCCGGAAACGTGGAGTTTTTCTTCTCCTCGTACTCGGCAAGCCTCTTCTGAAGCTGCTCCTTCTGATAGGAGATATCCGACTCTTTCCGCTTAATCCGTGAAGTAATCGTCTCGATCTCAAAGCCTATACTTTCGTACTGGCGGTTCTTCTCGTCAAGGGTTCTCTGCGCTTTCCGCAGTTCGTCATGAATCGCGGAATTGGCATCAGCCACGAGATTTCTCTGTTTCTGCCGCAGAGACACGATCTGCGGATGGATTGATTCCTTAGTCACTGAAGGAACCTTGTTAAATTCCTCCTTCCCTATCTGAATCTGAGCCGCAAGCCTCTGCGCTTTGGCTTTCAACTCTTGGATGTCAGAAAGATCAATCTTCGTCTTTTCCATCCCGATAATCTGCTCCGGGATGGCATCCCGTCTTTCAGAGGACGTTTTCTTCTGGGCTTTTGCCATTGACTCAATTTCATCGAGCCTGTAACTTTCCAGTTTCAACAAAACGTCAGGAACCTCATCCTTGATGGATTCCGCGACATCCTTGTCTGTGATGTTGCCGACCATATCAAAGACGGCTTTGCGCTTATCAGCTTCTTTCAGACCGTTGAACCAGTTCGGATTCGTAAGCTGCTCGTATTTGCTGATGTCGATGCCGCGCTCAAGAAGATCCGCGCCGAATGCCTTTGCGGACTTATCGACCGCATTGATCTTGTATTTATTTGCGATCCTTGGCGGCTTATCTTCTGCCCGGTCTTTCTTAGTCCGAAGATCCCGCTGAAGCATCTCGATTTCGATGGGCTTGCCGTCAATATCTCCGCTGATGGTGATGTGCGGCTCCGATTCCGGCATATCATCAGGATGGATTTCGGGATTGCTGTGTCCGGCAAGATCCTTGCCTGTGAAAGGCAACGCCAGTGTCATTCCCAAAGTTGTTTTTCCTCGACCATTCGCACCGATGACATCCGTTCGCGGATACAGATTAAATTCTCTGTCGTGAAATCCCTTGAACTGGGATATGGAAACATGGTTGAACGATAATGTTGACATGAAACCTCCTAATTAATCTCATCCGCATAAGTTGTATTGTTATGTTCTTATCTGCATAGCGCATTCGTGCTTAGTAATGTTTGTAGCTGTTCTCGTCACCAACTATGCGGATGGCGTTGACCATTACTGCTCCGTATATTCCTTAGTCGCGTCCTTAATCCAAAGGACTTTCGTCTTGTCATCCATGTAATACGCTCTTGCTGTCTGGCTGATTCGCTCCATCAGGTCAAGCGCCTTTGCGTAAAGCGTGATGATCTCCTCCAGAGATCTGTTGACGGTCAACTCCGGCATCGTGATCCGCTCCGAAACATCTGCCGTCTTCTGTGTCTTCGCATATGGTGTGTCTTCTCCCTTGTAAATCGCCATTTTTCAATCTCCTTCAAATCTCCGTCTCAGCACAATCACTCCGTACAAGACGATGTAAGTTGTGGAGGCGATGAAGATCTCCATCTCTCCAGGTCTTACTTCCCTGATGTCCCATGAGCCGACCATGCCGATAATGAGTATCAGCACGATGCCAACCATGAATGAATTGATGTGCCTGATTAACTCAAGTTTTCTTCTTTCCCTCCAGTTCCCCTTCATAACTTCTTTTCCCCCTTATGATGATTTCTAGTCCTGCCACTTCTGCGAATGTTCGCAGCTCCCCTAGTGTGAACTTGTCAATGTTCCTCAGTTTTCTCGACAGCGTACTCTGATCCATACAGATCTTCTTTGCCGCCGCCGCCTGTGTCAGATGCTCTGCCTTAAGAGCAATTTTTAATACATCTTCAATTTCTCTTGTCCTCGCCTTGTAGCGAGAATACTTATCAGTTACTTTTGGCATATTTCACCTCAGTAATATGCCGGGTGAGACTCAATCCGTTTGCGGATATCGTCATATGTGTCCGTGCCGAAAACTGGAATACTTACATCAGCGAACCCCATCTTTCTCTCAATGTGAACGAACTGCTCTCCGAAATAGTCGATGTAGTTCAGCCCTGACACGGACTTCTTCTTTTCCCCGGAATCGAGCATGTTGTTAAGAAATATCTGAACCTGGCTTGTCATGTCTCAGCCTCCTTGTCTAAACTTCGTAGCCCTGTTCTTTCGCAATTCTGTTGGCCTGTGCTTTCATATCGATTTCTTCCTTCAATGCGTCAATCCCGTTTCTGGGTTGCCACGCCTCGATATCTCGGCAAGCCGCATCATAGTTACCCTTCGCCGTTGTTCTGAACGGATACGCCAGATGACCTTTGTTCGACACTTCAGAACGAAGCCTACGCCTGAATGTTCTTCCGTACTTCGCGTATGTAAGCTGTTCCTCTTCTGTCCATCTGGTAGGACTCTCATTCAGCCCAAGAACACGATACACACGCTTGCTGATAAGGCTGTTAATCATGTTCTGCTGTTCGTAAGTGATTTCCTCGTTGCGTTCGATCTTGTCAACTCTGGTTCTTACCGTCCCAAGATCGCTCCGCATTGTATTCATGTCCTGCTCGATGTTATCGACCTTCTTGTTGGTCATCATCCCAATTTCGATAAGCCGCTGAAGCATATCTGCGTATTCCTTGTTGATGGAAGTCTCTTCCACTTTCTTTACTTCGTAACTCACGCTATTGTCACCTCTACTTCGTCTAATAATTCGTCAAGCCATCTTCTGAGTTTCTCTGTTGCCCGTTCCAATGACTGCTTTTCGTATTTCGATAACTGAGAAAACTCTTCCTTCGCAATCGTTTTGCCGCCGTGATTCGCCAGAAAAGCGTTGATCGCTGTTGTGAGGTCAATGCACCTTCCTTCGACATCTCTGAGTGCTTTTTCCTTCGGACTATTGATGCTTCTCTCAAGATCCTTCAGCTTTTCGTCTGCCTTGTTATACTTATCGATGGCATCCTCTCTGTCTTTTGCCAGAAGACGGTTTTCGGACTCCAGACTCTTGAGCCGTTTCTTACTCTCTTCGTAATCATCCGGCACAACCTCAACCGTGACTTCCTTGACGATCTCTCTTGCCGGAGCCTTTTCCAATTCCATCTTGAGCCGAACGTTTTCCGCACCCTGAGAAGAAATGGCTTCGCGGAGTCTCTTATTCTCGTCCTCAAGTTCTTTCTGTCTGCCCTTGACCTTGAGAAATGCTTTGTTGGTCGATAACTTTCCTTCATCCCAATCTGCAAAATCTGACGGATCGAGAAGATCTCTGTTTTCAACGATGGTCATTTCTTTTTCCATCGTTTTTCCGCTAATGCCAAATTGTTCGGCTGTGATATCTCTCGACTTGCCAGTAGGTGTGGAAATATTTCCACCGCTCTCAGCCATTCGATCTTTCGCTTTTGCCTGTTCAATCCGCAGAAGTCTTTTCATGTAATCGACACGTTCGGATTTCGTGAATCCTTTACGGACATCGTTTTCGCTGATTTCTACATTCAGTTCATGCTCCGCATCTCGCGTATCCATCATTCTGACTTCGATCTGTGACCATCCAAGAGACTTACACGCCCTGAGTCTTCGCTCTCCGGCTAACAGTTCATACTCCTTGTTGACCACTGGTGGGTTAATGAGACCGTTCTGCATAATGTCATCAGCTAGTTCCTGAATATCTCCGAAGTCCTTTCGGATTCGATCTCTGACCACAACTTTTTCAATATCTACAATCATTTTTTTGCCTCGCTTTCACTACTCCCAAAAGCCGGGAATTCCAGAGGGTGCAAAACTCATGGCATATTCATATACCGCGCACCGTCCTTTAATGTATCGAAGACACGTATCTAACATTTCCTTGAGAGCGGTTGGCTGATTGAAGAATTCAAAATTTTTAAGGCTTATTTCCTTTTTTTGTCCAAACTTCCCATATAGGTAATGAAGTGTCTTGTGACAATTAGGGCAAACGCAAATCACATTGCCATCACTGTTGTTTCCCCATTGGCTAATTGGAAGAACGTGATGAATTTGCAGGATAGGCTGAAATGCGAAACCGCAAATAGAACACACACCAGATTCATTGACAATGTTTTTCTTAATCTTCCTTGCTTCGTTCTGTAATTGCTTCTGCCTATAGGACTTGATGGTCTTTAGCATTTCTTTTTTGTAATATTCGTCATTCCAAGTAGAGGCAACCTCTAGGTACTGAAGGAAATACGCATCAGGCGTATAGGTATATTCAAGCCCATCGTCTTTCTCGTTCATTCCTCGCCCTCATTGGTAGATTCGTTTTCTACCTCTTTGGCAAAAAAAATATCCATCCTGTCGTTTACCGAATCAATATTGAGAATCTCACACAGTTTATCGACCTCACTGGCCTTAAACTCGTTCTCGCCACTGATCTTCTTCATGAGTCCGAACCGGGATAAGCCCATCTTTTCTGCGATGTGTTTGTACTTCAGACCGCTTTTGTCCACAATCTCACGAAGTAGCTTTGTGTTTGTCACTCTGCGCTCACCACCTTTCTTAAGTAGATTTATTTTCTACTCGATATATTAAGGCATAGTAGCATATTTGTCAACAACTTGAGCGAAAAAAGTTGAAAAATATTTTACTTCATATTATAATGTGTTCAAGGGGAGGGAAGGAGAAATGGAATGATCGGTGATAGGATCAAGGCTAGAAGAGAAGAACTTGGTATGACGCAGGAAGAACTTGCGGCAAAGGTCGGATATAAGCACAAAACCTCTATCAGCAGAATCGAGAAAAACAAGAGTGACATTTTTCAATCTGATGTGGTTAGGTTTGCGGATGCTCTGGATACTACGCCGGCAGATTTAATGGGATGGGCAAAAAGGCTTTCTGAAAGCGCAAGGCGTGTTAGTGAATCTCTTGAAAACGCAGAATACGATATGTTTGATTTATCGGAGAAAGAGAAGCAGCTTGTTCAGAACTATCGATCTGCCGACCCGCACACTAGAAATATAGTGGATGTCACTCTGAACATAACCAGTCACGAAACGTATCTCGCCGCCGCGCACAAAAACGCGAATCCCGATGCCGGAGATGGCGACACGCCGGAGAATGACATAGATCTCATAAAAGAATAAGCAATAAAGCCACATCCCAGTGGCTTTATGCCCTGTCTGCATTGTGTGTAGCTAAATGCACACATTCTCAATTCATGTGTAAATTACATGATACCCACTTTGATAACATAGACTTATACGCTCTTGTAGAAAGGGGTGATGCTATGACTGCGTATGAGCGTCTTCTTAATGAAGCGAATGGGGAAGGTCTGACCGTGAAGGAATTGCCAATGGTATTCTTTGACGGTCTGATCCGCAATCGAAAAATCGGGATCCGCAAAACAATTGACACATCCATACAGAAAGCGGATGTGCTTGCGGAAGAATTGATGCACCATAAGTACACGGTCGGGAACATCCTTGACCAGAGCGTTCCTGAGAACAGGAAACAGGAGAACATCGCCAGGTTCCACGCATACAATAAGCGTATCGGAATAAGGGGACTTATCTCCGCATTTGAGGCGGGATGCAAGAGCCGATATGAAGCGGCTGAATATCTTGAAGTGACAGAAGAATTTTTGCAAGATGCCGTGGATTGCTACCGCGAAAAATACGGCGAGTACAAAACGTGTGATAACTATATTGTGTATTTCATACCACACCTGAGTATCATGGAAATTCTGTAAGGAGATCCGTAATGGCAAAAGCGAAGAAACTCCCATCGGGAACATGGAGAATAAGGATCTGTCTCGGAAAAGATAAAAACGGAAAATACGTTTATAAATCATTCACGGCATCGGACAAGAAAAGATGTGAACGCATGGCGGCTGAGTATGCCGATACGCACAGGACGGTTGAAGACGGTCTGTCTTTCGGAGATGCGATGAATGCGTATATAGATTCGCGCACAGCCGTTTTAAGCCCATCTACCATTCGAGGGTACAGAAATATCCAGAAGCAGTTAAAAACGCAGTACAGCGCATTCTGCGATGTCAGCGTACAGGATATCAATCAGCAGCTGTTGCAGACGCTAATCAACGAAATGACCATGTTCGTCTCGCCGAAAACCATTCGGAACAGGCACGGTCTGATTACATCTGTTATCCGCTACAAAGGTTATATGCCCCCTGTGGTTAAGTTGCCTGACCGCATCAAGCCGGATCTTCGGATTCCGGATACGGATGATGTGAAAAAATTACTGGAAATGTCTCGCGGAACAGAAATGGAAATACCGATCATGCTTGCGGCTTTCGCGCCAATGCGAAGAGGAGAAATCGTTGCTTTACGGATGGAAGATATCCAAGGAAACGTGATCCATGTGAAAAGAGCGATTGTGGAAGATGTAAGCGGAAATCTCGTAGAAAAGTCACCAAAGACATACGACAGTGACCGTTATATTCTTATGCCGGAATTTGTCATCGACAGGATTAACGAGGTTGGGCATATCACCGACACGGATAAGCCACGGATGCTCACGTTACGGTTTGAGCGATTGGTTAAAAAATGCGGACTTGAGGGAGTTCGATTTCATGACTTGAGACACTTCTGTGCGTCATGGCTACATGCTCAAGGAGTGCCGGAAGAATATATTCTGGAGCGAGGGGGATGGTCTACGGACGGAATCATGAAAAACGTGTATCGTCATGCACTCACGTCCGAACAGGCCAAAATAAATAAAAAGATTGTGAAGGATATGGAAATGGCGTTTGTGTAGACATACGCCACTAACGAAAAACAATGTATATAGCTGAACACGAAATATCGCACGTTTTTATGTCATAATCTGTGTCATAATTTTTATGCACAGACAGCAAAAAATATTCCGTATGTGAAATTATTATTCATCTGGTGCAATCCCAAAAACATGAAAAAAGCCCGATTCTAAAGGATTTCTTTAAAAATCGGGCTTTCTGCGAAAATAGCGAGAGGGGGACTTGAACCCTATGCAAACAGCTTAAAAACATTGATTTTAAGCCATTTTTTAAGGCTCATGTCATAATTCGTGTCATAATCACAACCGCTCAATATATTTCGCGCTTACAAAACCGTATTTATTATCGTACTTTATGTAATACCATTTAGTGCCGTCATCGGCATTTATGGCGGCACACACTCCCACCTTCGTTCCCGTATTCAGCGGAGAAAAAGATACGGTATCGTGTTCGGTTCCTGCCCATTTTCGGACATTCAAACTCGATGCCGTCACTGTGCCGTACCACGATACTTGCTCCGTCAATTTGGTAGGAGTTGACTTAGTTGAGGGAGAGTTTGACGCAGTTGACGAAGCAGTTGAACCGTAATTTGGTCTTCCGTATCCCGCGATCCTGGAGTTCGTCAGCGCATAAGACTTCTTGCATACTGCCCCGCCATTTGGAATGACTTGAGACCCGGCACTCGTATTTCCTTCTATGGTATATACATTCGATGTATCGACCTTATAGACGATTCCAGTGTGGCATATGCGTGTGTCGTTTTTGAAGAAAATCTGATCTCCGCGCTTGGGCTTCTTGTACCACTGTCCCTTGTCTTTGTACTTCTGTGCCGACTCAGGCGTATAGAAGGAATTCAGGCCGCCGCATAACAGCTTGTTGGCTACGGAATCGCCGTAAGCCTGTTTGAAGCACCACGAGCAGAAGCAGTCACACCACGGCTGACCCTGATATGACGGCTTCATGTCACGCCAATACTTTGTGTAATTTCCAGATCCGGCATTGGCGGTCTTGCTGTCCAGATTGGCGTTAGATCTTTTCTCCAGATATCCGACTTCCGCACTCGCCACAGCAATCACTTTACTCACATCGATAGCAGACGATAACGCTTTAACTGCTTGCGTTGACTCCGCTCCGCTTTTCTTTTTATATGCGTCAGCTGTGTATCCCATCGGGTCAGAATACGGCGATGTAGACGCAAAGCAGTAAAATGTATAGGTTGAGCCGTAACAGTTCTTAATGACCGTAACATCCTTCTTATACATGCTACGATTATACTTGGAGAACGCCTTGCCGTTATTCGTTACGGACACGATATCTGAAATTGCGTCATGCTCATTAACGTAGGCGGGGACTGTACGTTTTCCGTTTTCAAGAACGCTCCTTACCTTCGCGACAGCCAAATCAGATGATTTCCCAGAATCCATCCAGAATGCCGCTTTGGAGAACCAACCGCTGTTCCGTATGTAAAGGTAAATGTCCTTATATTTACTCTGAAGTTCGTACAGATTCGCCATTAGAGAAACTTCATTTTCTACGCCCTTCTCGCCGTTTTCCTGTACGGCAAGATTTGCTATGGCCTTAATCTGTGCATTTGTCAGATTATATTTATTCACTTTGCATCATCTCCAGTCTGTCCTTTGGCTTCTTCGATCCTCAGTTCCTTCACAGCTGCTTCAAGTAATATCTCAAGCTGTTCATCCGTGATGGGAATCTTGTTCTTCTGTACGATCTCCTTAAGAAATCCCATGACATACTGTTTCCGCATCGCGCCGGAGGACGCGCTCATTGTCTGTTGCGCATACCAGACAGCTTTTTGAGTCCAATCGGCAATTACTGAGATGTTTTCGTCTCCGACCTTTTTCCTGATCCAGGGAATGACATAAGCAGTTACAAGTGCCGTGCATACCATCACGATGAGTTTCAAAATTTCGAATGTAATATCAGCCATCACTATCTACCATCCTTTCGAGATTTGCTTGAATCGTATTAAGTTTCCGATCTTCGATTTCCCATCTGCGCGTTTCCTGTCGTTCCTTTGTGTTTTTAATCCATCCCATGATCCCCGCTTCAGACGCAGTTGCCGCGAAGACACATCCGATTAAGGTATCCGGCGTGGATTGATACAGGCAGAACACAACGATCATCACTGCGGTGAAGACAGCTAAGAAAATGCCGATAATAATGAGGATTACATCCATCGTATGTTCTGTTTTCTTTTTGCGGCTCATAGAAAGTCCCTCTTTTCCAGACGTTCGGCATAGACCTTCTTGATGTGGGTTACTGTTGCCTCCGTCTGGTTATTTTTAAACTTTGGATGTTCAGCACAATACTGATCATAATCTGTGATATCACTCATGACTTGATCAAAGCTGTCTTTAGAGTGCCGTTTCTCTTCCTGTAATTCATCCTCAAATCGAAGTATCCGCACCCTCTTATTGACGGCATCACGCATATCCTCTTTCTTCTCAAGCGCATCAATCTTCTTGTCAAGGGAATCAATCTTTGCATTAATTTCTCCAAGCAGAATTTTGCCGATCCATCTGATGAACGATGACCACGGATCGATTTTAATTGGTGCAATTTGGACGAGGGATATCAGCACTACAAACAGCACTGCGTAATTCCCCAGACCAAAAGTCTTCAGTTGCTCGATGATAGTTAATAAGTCCATTGGTATTCACGCTTTCCTTTCGCTATTTGTATTTCAGTACTCGTGATATGAATTGTGATTCTTTCGTATAGAGAAATCCGTAATAATCGGAGAAACAATCCGCAAAATATTCAGCCCGATTGCCGGAACCTTTACTGATTTTGTCCCACTTTGCAGAGGATGAATATTTGAGATACTTCCCAGTGCGGTTGTCGTAGGCGTGTCCGAACTCATGGAAGAGCACTGCCTGCATATCATCGTAGTCGGCAGATGAGTAAAAATAGATCTCCCGATCCTCGAAGATTTCATACCCGAGCGTGCCCTCCAAATCCGCTCCGCCGGTCTTGAGATATGCCGACCGCCGCAGGAAGTAGACACGCTTCGCTGACTTCTGCACTTTTTTCGGCAAAAATTTAATCCACCGTTTAACGGCGCGGATACGCTTTTTGGGAATTTTGGAGTCATACACGAGCACTGTCCGCCCGACCTTGACGCGCTTTAGCTTGACCCTGCCGCGCTTGACCGCCTTGGCAAACGCCGGGTGCGACGCCCCTATGCTCGATGCCGTCCGCGCCGAGGTGGGTACGGACAGCATTACGATGAGCATAAGGGTGAGGAGGATGTATCTGATTGTTTTGATCATGTCGTTTGTTATAAGTTCCCTTTAAATCAGTAATTGACATTAGCAACAACATCAATCCCGATCCCGTATACATACCCGACCCATTCAAATGACTGTTTATTAGTCATCTTTGTCCGATACGTGTCTCTTACGGCGTCCCACTTTACCCAATGTTCTGTCCTCGATCCATCCGACCAATTCACATAGCAGTATGACGGGAATTGATACGGACACCCTCTATCTGCATCTATTTCCATGTCGCCAGTATTTGCATTTATGGCTATGGGATTATATCCACGTACTGTTACATTTTCCGTTGCAACGGATGATGCCTTTTTGTAAATACGGAAATAATCTATTTCGAAATCAACATCTTTATTACTGAGTGACGTGTCAGCAGGTCCCTTCCAATCATCGTTCCCTCCGCTTATGATTTTATAAGCGGATAGCAGATGGAATGCCGGATAAGGAAGAGTTGTTATATCGCTGATTGTATCAATCAGCCTTCCGTCAAGATACCATCTGTATTTTCCGGGCTCCCACAAGAAACCGATCACATGGAAATCATTTGTAAGATTCACGCCAACATCTGTATTATGATAAACCTCAGTAATGTCAGTATCGGCGTTCGGGTGTTGTCCGTGAGGATAAACCGTTGGATTTCTCTGCAAAAATTCGATAACATCAATTTCGCCAAGCCCGTCCTTCTGCGCTTTTTGTGCTAATGCGTCTTGGATACCCATCATCCACCAAACATTGCAACACCCACTTGATGCGCTCCACGGTTTTAATCGCATCTCAAAATATCCCTCTTGTGTTATCAACCCCCAAAAAGGATTTACATCGTGATATTGCTGTTGTCCAACATATGTTCCATTGTATTCACCGGTTTGGATACTGCTTTGAGCAGTCGGACTATCCTGAATACTGAGCGGATGTCTAGGCGGCATGTCTTTCTTGACCCGCAGATTTAAAACTCCATCAATCAATCTATAATCGCTCTGAGCCTGATAACGATTTTCTACGTTTGAGATGTAATATTGATCTATCCAGAAATTTTTATCTAAATCTCGCGAATCGAATTCATCATGCCATACGAGTCTATAATAAGAGCCTTCTACGTCTTTGTATTCTGGACTTATTACATACCCAACCGATGACCCGCCAGATGAACCACCATCAATAATATTTCCGTCGATATCATACGCATTTCGAACATTCCCATCTATATCATATAATGCCATATCTATTCCTCCTTCAAATAGTATTCAACATCGTTAATATATAAAGGATTTACTGCTGTTTCTGACCATCCCGGAGCATACGTATAATCGCCAGCGCGTTGCATCACTAATCTTGTATATTTCGTACCGGCCGGCAATGTATAAGTCCCCCCGGTTCTATGTTCATCATTTACAAGCTGTACGGTGCCGACAATATCCTTAACGCTGTCATAACAACGAACAAGGACAATCGCCGTCATGACTGTCCCATTCCATGCATAATCACGCCATGATGCCGCAAACGGACATCCCGCGAATGTAATTTCGGTTGTGTCCATATCCATATATCCAACCTGTCTTATCCTGAGAGGAGTAGACGCGTCTTGTCCGGTTGATCCGGATATATCGCCCTGCTCCATAACAATGTAATTTCTTGACACGGCGGTCACAATAAACGTTGTAGTTTTTCCATTATATATAACCGTTATAATGTTCTGTCCTTCTTGTAACGTGCCAGATAAAGTATAGTCACTATCAGACAAAATAACCCCGGCTGATTCCTCGGTTTCATAATATGTAACAGTTGTATACTGTTTCAAAGAAGATAACGCATCACTTGTATATATCACATTTCCGCCCGCATCAAATACCGCTGTGATTCTTGGATAGCTGTCAGCATACAATGCCTCCTCAAGTGCATCATAATAATCCTGCCCATGTTCATCGACCCATGCAACCTTTGCGAAGCACGCAAGCAAAGCCGCTTTCGCCTCCGCTGACAGCCCCGGCTCCAACTGCTCAAAATCTGCCTTTAAGTCACTAATATCCGCAGTGTTGGTGGCGATCTGTGCCGCACTGGCCTCAACCGATTCCGCAGCTGCTTCTGCTCTGGCAGTAGCCTGTCCCACTGCATCATCAGTTGCCTCCTGGAGATCTGTTGCGATGTCCTCGACCGTTGCAAGGCGTTTCGCATTCCCGGCTGAAAAAGCCACATATGCCGCCTTGCCGTCATCCGTATTCGGATCTCCAGATGTTACGATCCCCACTTCTGCGGGAACCATTTTTGTGGGGTCAAAATCAGCATATGCCCCTCGTCTGAGTTGTATAGCCATCAGCTATCCCTCCAATCTGTAAACAATCCACCGTCAATGTTCTGTGTTTTTGTATCGACATACTGCTTTGTTTCATCCAGTTTGTCGATGATCTGCTGATATACGGATGGCGTTGGCTCTGTAGATGATTCTGCATCGCTCCAGTAGCCGGACTTCTGCACGAACACTTTTGCTACGTTTGCAGTGATTAAGTCTCCCGCAAATACCGATACATGGATGTAATGCCCGCCCTCCGCAAGTACTTCATGCGGAACCTCACATGTGTCATCGTCATCCAGAACCATCCCATAGACGGTTCCTGTTGTTCCGATACGGAACAGTGCCGTCTTCGTGAGTCCTTCCCATTGGAAAGTTTCAAAATTGAATTTTGCCGTCAGATAGTTTTGGGAATCAGCAACGACATCCAATTCATCTGTTCGTCTGATTCTCTGATTCACGACAGAAAATGTTATGATGTTTGGCATTCTTCTCCCTCGCTTATATTTTTCTTCTGCGAATCAACAAATTCATTCCACTTCTGCAATTCTTCTTCTTCCTGTTTTTTCGCAAGCGGTTTCAGTTCTCGATTGATCTCATCGAGCATTCCACAGACGATGAAAAGTGGAAGTCCAGAGCGGTTGATATTTTCAATGCAGACTTGTTTTAATTCTGCCTTTGCGACTATGATTGATTTTTCCATATGTAGTCCTCGCATATTTACGTTGCCGGTCTTGGGTCTGAACTTGTCGGGAATAAGATTCCACCCACTGCATAGAACGTCCTACTCCCTATTGTGATTTGCCCTGTATACGCATTTACCGTGGTTCCTTCGCCATTGGCGGGAGACTCCTTCACACTAAATCCGCTATATCCAAAGCGAAGCTGATGCCCGCGTGTATTTTGTGCCACAAACACTCTGTTTTGACCGTCCATTCTTATAAGAGCGTAGCTACTTGTGCTTACGCTATACGCGACTTCGACATAATTCATGCCAAGCGCGACATAAGAAGTGGGGGTATTGGAGTTGTTTCGCGACATGCGTATGGCAACATTTTCCCCGTAATACCCTTGCAAATGAAAATGAGATGCATATTCATCTAGCTGTGCGTCTGGAATTGTAGTCCAATCTGACGGAGGCGTGTATGCCGTATAGAAGCTGTTTGAGATTTTTGTGTATATCCCATCAGCACTTAAAATCTCAAATCCGTTTTCACTCATCTTCGTATGACCGCCGCCGTTCGGAATATAAAAATACGAATTTGAATTGCCATTTACATAGATATAATCATTTGCCGTAAATGACTTTGCGGTGACAGCTCCGGCGCTTGTTACCTTGAAATTTGGACTTGAAAGACTACTGGCTATGCCGCCAATGTATAAAGCCTGAGAACCAAGGACTGCATACCTGTCTCCGTTGGCATCATTGCATCGAAGCATTCCGCTGATATTATTTAATCCACCGAGCGTTAAAGTGCCGCCCTGTATTCGAGCGGCACTGATATGTCCGGCATTGATCCAATCGGCATTCAACCCTGTCGTTGACAGCAGATTTGTCAGCATAGTACCACTGACCGTCAGACCGTACCATGTAGGCGTTTCGGCTGTTCCATTAGATGTGACCATAATGCCCGCATCGGAGAACCATATCCGTATGGCTGACTCGTTCAGATTCTGCTTGTTATGCAGATAGTAGAATGTCTTTGTTGCATCATTCGGATCTGGCTGTGCGGTGTAGTACAGACCGTTTGAATTCGCCAGTTCCTCGCGAATCTGTTCCTCAACAAGTTCTCTTGCGGATTTTTCTCTGTCGATTTCCCTGTGAAGCGTAACGTAATTTTTCGATTCCACGGAAAATCTTTCTGCGCTGTTTCTTGCGGGAGTCTGCGCTGATGAAACTGTGCTTTGCGATGAACCATATGTGAAAACCGTTCTTGACACGACAATAGGATATTGTCGCCCATAGCTATCGAAAATAACAGCCACATCACCCGCCTCGATAGACGGATCCGAGCCATGCGTGATATTGGCTTTTCTGAATGTGAATCCGACAAGCTGATTCGCAAGCCATGTACCTATCGTAGCTTCATTTGTCGCGTTGATAAGCGGATTGTTCTCGATTGAAACAACATAGCCTGGATTTCCGTAAAGTGATGTCGTTACGCCGGATGCATCGCCGTCCGATTTGTATGTAAGCGATACGCCTGTGATTACTACATCATCAACCGACACATCTCGCGAGTATACGGATGAGATGAAATGCAGACCGTAATTGATGGGGAACGTGCCGCCATCATAAGCGGTTCCCTCGTTCCAAGGATTGAATGTGCCGCCATCGGCGGTATCGCCCGTCTGGTAGCTGCTTTGAGATGTCTGGTCAAACTCGCCGCCATCAATGCCGCTTGAAAATGCTTCTAGTGCTGAACGGTCATACCATTTAAGTTCAAGCGCACCATTTGTATTGATTCTTGCGAAGCACCCCGCAATTTGAGCGCACCACGCAATCATCTCGCGGTAAGTGATGGAACCTTCGTCTGGACTAGCCGCGATTTCAAAATCCTTATGCGGGAAATTTAGAGTTGCCAGACCACCTGACAGCTGACATTTCTGACAGGCAAAACGCACAATCTCGTCAAGCGTAGCCGGAAACGTCAGACCGCTCTTCTTGTACGGCTTGTCAAACTTCGACATGTAGTCATAGCAGACAAGGGAAATCAGCGCACCGTTGTAAGTGGCAGTGTTGACTATGAAGGTTCCTTTATCAATAATCTCCGTACTGGAATCTGTTACAAGACCAATGCGAACACGGATCTTAGCATCCGTAAAATCATAGTCATCGTAGTTGCCGTAGATGTTATTGATGGTCAGGTTGAATTTATTGACAATCGCCGCACCGATCTGGAAATCACTGTCAGCCGACACCGCATCATCAATGGAAAAGCCGCCAGACCATATGTTTTCATTTGTGAGATTCAGCACAGTTCCGCTTTTCAGCGTGATGGTGACTCTTTCAAGGAAGTCACGTTTGTCAGCTGCTAACGCCCTGTGCCATGCAGATGATACATTTATCATAAGTGCATCACCTCTCAATCAAGTCAAAAGTAAGAGTCTCCAGAATGTGTTTGCCATCAAACCACCATTTAAACGGGCTTGAGCGGTCTCCTACATAAAATGTTCTCGTCTGTTTTTCTCCCGCCAGTAAATCAAAATACGTCACATTGATGTACTCAGGATTTACGGCCTGTAAAATCGTGGATGCTTCTTCGGGGGTTAAACCGTTGTATCCGATTTGTAACTTTCGTTTTTGTGCTACACGGTTCTTGTGCATAAGAGCATCATCTGTTCTCGTTTGTGTTATCGCGCGGCTCTTTATCCGCACTTCTGCACCATTGCAATGCAGACCAGAGTACATTTTTGCCACCGACATAAATGTCGGTACCATCCGACAGCGCGGCCTCTTGGGAGTGTTATATCTTTTCAACTCCTACTCGTTGCCCCTGGACAACCTTCGATTGTCCTTCGGTTCGGATTGCGGTTGCAGACCGTTTCCCCGTTTTATTCCGCGCTCGTGATCCATAGCTACTTGATGGCTTCACTATGGACGGCAATCCATTCCGCTTCGCATTTAATTCACGGATGAATGTTTACCACTTTCCCCCAATGACACATCCTGCAATCCCCAGACGAAGGTTGACGGACACGGCATAGCCTGCCCGTCTACATGCCAGAATATTGCCATTTCTTACTACCCTTTATATATAGGAAGAAACTCCACCATAAAGATGGAGTTTTCATATGATTAGTAACTGTATTTAGGTGTGGCGTTGTTTCGATAGTCAATAGACTCCATTCCACGGAACACAGCCCTTGCCAGAACCTCATCAGATTCCGTCTTAACAACTATGTTGATGGGACGATTTGAATCCATATTGTTCTGGTTCGCCATCATCGCTTGGACAAATCCGCGGGTAACGGCTGAGGCCATTGCTTCTTCGGTCATCCCGAATCCACCATCCGCACCATCGATGATCGCACCCGCGATTCGATTCATGACTCTCTTATTCTCAAGAGGCAGTGCCGCCTCGTCTCCGGCTTCACCGAAAACAGCCGCATTCGTGAAAAGACCGCCCTTGGCGTACCAGTTTACATTGAAGTTCGGTACGCTGAATCCCGCGCCATCACCGAGATCAATCCAATCCCAACTAGATACGTTGATGGACGGAGTGGGAATTGAAATTGACCCAACGCCATCCGCAAGTGCTTGACCTATCTGCTGACCGTATCCATACACTGTGCTTGTAATGCTATAGATCTCACTGAACGCAGAATCAATCATGCCGGAGATGTCTATCGTGTTGGTAAACGAGGTCATCATATTCTCAGCCAGTGTAGACATGGCGTTTTCAAGTTCTGAAGCATCATTCTCGATGCCGTTTTTTAGACCTTCGATGATGAACCCGCCGTCTTCTTCAGCCACTTTGGACGGACTTCCAATTTTCGACTCCTCTTCAAATGCATTGAACAGTGCCTGTGCGGATTTCTTTCCGGCCTCTGTCAGAAGCACGTTGTTGTCTTCCATTGACTTTGCCACCGTAGAAACGATGTTTACTCCGTCTCCTTCAAGTTCAATGGTAATGTCTTTAAACGCAGAAGATATGTTCGATACGCCAGATTCTTTCAGCGTTTTGCCGACATCGTCCATCATGCCTTGGGCATCGATCAAGTTTTTCCATGTCTCATTCAGAGTGGCAACGCCGCCGTCTTGTTCGACCGTCTTCAACGCCTCTTGGATAAGCGGAAGACCCTCCGTACCCATTTTAGCAATCTCGTTAAGGAATCCTTGGTCAACGCCCTTCTGGGACAGGGTTGTTAAATCTCTCTCCCAGTTCTGGATAGCTGTGGTCTGTTGCTGCATGCTTTCAAGAAGCGATTGCTTATGACCGTTCTCATCTACCTCCAGTTGTTTCCACGAAGCACCCATATTGGTTGCCCCTGAGATAACTGCTGACTCAAAGTCATTGACGGCTTTCTTCGCACCTTCTTCTCCGAGTGCTTGCTGATGAGCCGTGCCAACTTCCTGTACCTTTGTAAGGATGGCTTGATATCCATCGAGGATGCCAGGTTGAGTAGTTTGGACGGCTGTGCCGTATTGTTGTACGGATGCCCCGACTTCAAACATCTTATTTTTGATGTCATTGTATCCGCTGAGAACCAACGCGTTGTCCTGTATTATCTGGCCTGTGTAACCGTTGTTGTTTCTAGCCCACTCCTCGACCTTGGCAATCATGAAGTCATCGCCGTCACGGACAGCCCTAACAACTGCCCACTGTTTATCTTCCGCGAGATGCATTGCTTCGCAGTAAGCAGGGATGTGCGTATAAACAAGTGCATTCACCCAACGCTTGTGTTGTTCATCGATATTGTAGGCAGATGTTTCCGCCGTCTTTTCAAGGGATGTCGTTGTGCCGTAATATTGCAATTCAATCCCTTGCAAGTCTTCGATTGTTTCGCCGCGAAGTTTTGCGATGTTCTCCGCTCTGGCTTGCTTACCCGCTTCGGAATTTCCGAGCATTGCCGCGATGATTAACGCTCCCACCGCCGCCGCAACAGGCACAGCCACAGGAACAACGGATGCAAGCCCCGATAAGATTCCAGTGGATGCCGCCGCGCTCATCAGCGAATTGAATCCCTGTGCCACTATGCCGACTTGCTGAGATCCCGTCAAGGCTGTTGACAGTGCCGCCGTAAACGAGTTGATATGCACGAGGATTTTGCTGACCACCAAAGCCCCGCCAAATGCCTCAAGGAATTTTCCGGCGGGAGTTTCTCCAAGACCGACTACAAGTCCAGAGAACGCATCGATGAATGCATGTGCCGCACCGCTTAACGCTCTGTTCCAATCGATCTGACTAAGGAAATCACCTATACCCTTGCCGAGCGAATACCAATTGGTTTTACTTGCCACGGATACAAGTGCATCTACGAGATTTTGAAGAAATTTATTCAGCGATTGCCCATTCTTTTTCCACTCAAAATCGCGAATAAATTTATTCATGCCATCGGCTATATTCTGTGCGATCTCTCCCCATTTAACGGTTCTGGCGAACGATTCCAGTGTAGTGAAAAGACCGTTCAGCGATGTTGCCATCGCGTCAGCCACATCTTCCCAACTTATGGCATCATTGAGTCCGTTAATACCCTTGCCAAGTGCAGTGCCGAGTCCCTTCCAGTTGAACTTATGGGCAAATCCCTGTGCCATTCTCCAGACAATCATGAATTTATTTCCGAAGAAATTCCCCAGTTTCGTCCAGTTAATTTCGTCAACAAGACCGTTCGCACCTTCAGCAAGTTTTTTGCCGAGATTCTTAAAATCTATTCCTGTCTTCGGGTCGATCAGACGATTTAAGGCATTAACGATAACATTAACGCCGCGCCCGACAGTGCGTCCCATCTTCTCCCAATGGAGATTGTCCACAAGGCTATTGACCGTAGTAGAAAACGCATCGAGCCACGGATTCAAACGCTTCGCCCATTTATCTGGATCAAGTGCTTGGTAAAGAACATCGATGCCTTTGTTAAGCCCCCATGCAATATCCTTGCCGAGTTGTTCCCAATCCTTCGAGGCGAGAGATTTGGCACATTTATCTTTCCACTGCTTGAGGAATTTTTCAAAAGCCGTCAGTTCACCTTCGGTCTTCTTTAGCGCATCGGAAAATAATCCGTCTCCGTATCCAGATACGTCTCCGATACCGTCAAGACCGCCGCCCCCGCCGGAGCCGGAACCGCCATTGTCTGTTTCACTCTCTCTGTCCTTGTTAAGCTGATTCAGTTCATCAAAAGGAAGGACGGACAGATCCTTCTTAAGCTGCTTTGCTGATTTTGCCGCATCGTCAAGACCGCTACCCGCATTGTCGGCGCTGTCCGCGAATGCGTCTGTATCATCCGAAATGCCCTCCATGTCGAGTGCAAGACCTGACGCACCACCTTCATATTTACCGAAGATCTTCTGCATGAAATCGGCGAATACAGTTGCCGCTTTCAGTACATACTTCATCAGAATGTTCAACCCAACTACTGCATGTCTGATTGCCGCACCGAGTCCCACGCCAATTTGGCGAGTTATTTCTGCGGTATATGCACGGAGGGTTCTGAAACTGTTTGCAAGCGAGAGACTTGTTCTCAATTCTGTTATCGCAAGGCTTTTTATCCTTGCATCTGCACCATTACAATGCAGTTCAGCATATCTATTCATCACGGATATTCCGTGCTGTCCGATGGGGAAGTCTCGTGGGTGAATTATATTCTCCGAAGAGGTTCATCACCTATGCGTTGCGCGTGTTATTGGCTTTAATCAATAACTTCCGCTCTGATTGCCGTTGCCAACGGTTTTCCAGTTTTTTACTTCCCTGATAATTCATGCCTACTTGACAGCTTCAGCATGAACGCCTTGGTATATAGTATAGCATTTATATATAATATATACCTTTAAGCAAAGTCTCCCTGTTGAGCCCCAGTCTGATCCATTAAATAGCGATACCGAAGCATCACTTTTTCAGCCTGTGTCATGGATGTCCATGACTTGTCAATCCCTTGTGCCAGTGCGTACTCTTTGAGCGTTGCTACGGATAAGTCAATACCTAAATCCAATCGTGTTCCATATAGTTCGCTACGCTATATGCGTTCTCTTATGAACTGCTCCATGTCACCATAGAAGTTCAGACTATATCACATTCCTTTCGGAATCTCCCCATTTCCATCCGCTTGGATGTACTTCCTTTCGGAATAGTCGTTGAACGTTTCCCTTTACGGGACTTCGCTTCTGATTGTCTCATGTCTGAGAGTTTCCAGAAATTAGAGGAGTTTATCATGCACATTTCTGCACATGAGCGCAATTTTGTTTACGCAAAGGTCTGACCATACCCGCCATACCACTTTTAATCTTGTTGTATGCGGTTTCAGTGTCTATATTGTAGAATGCGGACAAGTCCAATCGTTATCGCAAAGGCTTTTTATCCTCTGCCTTACCGTTTCCGATAAGTTCGGCATATCTTTTCATCTCAAATGAGATGTCGGAGTCTCGTGGATGGATTATATCTTTTCACCATCTATGCTCTGCCCCTGAGTATGCTTCGCATACCCTTCGGTTCGGATTGCCATAGGCTGTGCCTTTAGGTTTCCCGCTTAATACTCCGATTTTCACTAACACCTCACGATGTTAGGAGGCAACTAATTTACCTGCTAGTCCGACCAAATCTGTAGCCATCTGGTTCGAGTCTTTAACCGATACATTCGATGCTTGGAACATCGCCGACATGGTTCCGGCATACTGCTTTGCCGCTGTGGATGCGATACCGAATTTCTCCATCGTATCGTTCGCCCAATCATTGACATACCCGACCATATCCTCGCCGAAAACAGATTTTACAATGTGGTCAATTTCGGTAACATCCGCACCCATTTTCATCATCTGCTTCGACCAGTTGAATACGCCTACGATCCCTCTGAAGCCGAGCATCGTTCCGAGCAGTGTTTTTATATTGCTCGTCAACGAATTGACTCCGTTTGAAGACCGCCCGATATTCGATAGGTTTGTCGCCAATGTTTTTATGCCGTTTAATGCCCCGCCGCCGATTTTCTTCAAGGCGTTGATGATGGAATCAAGCACCTTGTTTAATCCTCTGCCGACTATAGAAGCGTAGTTGAACTGCTTTGCTGTCTGTCCCGTACTCGCTGATACAGTTTTCATAGCAGTACTGGCGTTCTTTCCGCTCTTCGCTATCTGTGCAAGTGCTTCAGCCATTCGCACCGTATTATCAGCAATCGTGACATTCTGCATGGAATCAAAGAAAGCCCTTAATTCCTTCGCCAGTGCCGGAAACTCCGCAGCTGTCTTTTTGATCTTCGTGGAACTGCTGACAAACTGGTTCATGGATTGCACGAAGCTAGTCATTGATTGCGATGCACCCGATATGGTTGTAAGGCTTGCAAGACTGCTTGACAGGTCATTGATTTTTGTGGGATTGACCTTATTGACCGTCTTGACCAAATCGCCCATAGACTTCGTAATGTCTGAAATCGACCGACTATTAGGCTGAACGGTTCCTATCACTCTGAGGGATTTCGCCATAGAAGCAATCTTCGTGGAATCAAGCCCCGCCATTGTTTGCAGTGAAGCCGTCAGGTTCTGAAGATCTTTTACGTTTTTCCCAATGCCGTCAAGCGATGTCTTCAGTTTTGTCAGCGAACTCGCTAGTTTAGTCAGCGATTCATCCGCGCCTTGAGTACTGGCAGAGATTTCCAACGACAGGCTGTCTATACTCACTGTGTCTGCCATTGTTGCATCTCCTTCCCATAATAAAAAAGGATGAAGATTTTACTCTCCATCCGCTTGTTTTGATCCTTCAAATTTTCTCTGCATCTCAAAGAGATTGTCGAAAAACTTCGTAGTCAGTTCCGCTTTCACTTCATCCGACATGTCTTCCGTTGCCACAATGACTTCATTCGTATCCTTTTCGCTGTATGGCTCCTTGGGATACTTGGCTTTCCTGCTCAAGCATGACGCAACCGCAGACCGCACATACAGACCACTCAGCCATGCTGAGTATTTCATGCGTTCAAATTCAGCATCCATTTCAGCGCGAATACGTTTGTCGTACTGATTTATGAATACTTCTATGTCGTGCGGAGTGCCGTGAAAGAAGTCATGCTTCGACATCCCCCGACCAATTGCCGCCGGATAGATGTCTTCAAGGATTACTCTTCGGAAACCTTTGTCTGTTTCCTCTTGTGATCCTGCGGCTTCTTCGGTTCTTTCTTCGGTTCTGTCGGCTCCGTACTCAGCATATCGCTCATGCCGATCAAGTCGAAAAAACCATCTTCGGACATCTGGTCAAGGCAGATGCGGAAAATGTCGTACCAGTTCTTGACTTCACTTTCCTCATCCTTCAGAAGCTGCTTTGCCAGACGCTTTGCCGTCAGCAGATTAACAACCTTGCCGTCACCCTCTATGCCATGATGCTCCATGAGTCCGGCGTAGAAACAGATGACAGCAGTGTTGGGAATATCGGAAATGCCGGAAAGGATCTGTTTAACATCTCTCTTATTCTGTCCCGAATCAATACTGTACATAAGATTCGTGATCTTCTCGATGCAATCATTGTAAAGTGATGCTTCGATGGAAAATTCTAATTTATAGTCTTCTCCACCAATTTTAATAATCTTATACATCTGAACCCCCTAAGTAATGTATATGCGTCAGTTACTCACCTCAAGTAGGAGTGACCTTGGTGTCCATGCCGATGTACTCGTCAATCGTGAGCGTGACATCAACCGTCAGAAGCTCGTTCTGAGAGAAGTCAGGCATCGGGATCTTTGTACCCGGCTGTGCAACAACGAAGAACGCTTTCGTAAGGTTCGGGCTGATTACCTGGAACCACGTTCTCTTGTTCGCCGCAGTAGCAGTTGCCGCCGCTTCGAGCATCGTTTCAATGATCGTTTCAGTCTCAGTGGTAAGGTTGAAGGTCACAGACCAATCACCACCCGTGGACTGTCTGCCGGAGATGGATCTCTCCTGATAATCTTCAAGCGCAGATGCGTCAATCGTCTCGACATCAAGTTCGATGCCAGAAATGGCATTCACGCGAGGAAGAAGCGTAAAGGTTTCCGGCTTGGTTCCGGCAGTCGCCTCAACACCGTAACTAAGCGTAACGCCGAGGGTGCTGACTCCAGAAATAGTAGTAGCCATTTAAAATACCTCCCATAATTGTTGTGGGTTAGCGGCTATCCATCCGTATCGGATAGTCGGTGTATATATGTTTCTTAATCGGATTCAATGTCTTTTAGAAAGAATCCAGTGTAATTTCTCAGGGTGAAGCGGCTCATAATCCTTGTGACCGTATTACTCACCCTTGTTATCTGAGAGTCTCCAACACGCCGGAAACCTAATTCAAGGAAGAATCTTGCACTGGCATCATCAATGTTGTAGAGCGTCATGTACTTGCCGCCATTGATGTACGCCTCCGTATCAAACGTAAGATCGACACTCAGTTCGTCACCTTCAAGATCCCCGCCGTCCGTAGGTCTTCCGACAAATGACAGGTTTGCGTATGGAAATTCAGCCTGTTTTGACGGATCGAATATCACGCCAAAATGCCTTGCCTGAGAATTGGCGAGTAAGTACGTTCGCCATGCCTGATAGATTTTTTCAAAATTCACTTCGATCATGACTTGAATACCTTTCTCGCTTCTGATATGAATTTAGCGCGAATCTTCTTATCTGCTTTCGCAAGGGGCTGTGCGGCTTTCGTACCATGTGATGTCTTAAACCGTTCTAATGACTCATCGTAGTACACCCAGTAGTCATTCGCGCCCTTGCCCTGACCGTATGAACCAATGGTGTATCCAAGCTGTACGCCGAACGGATTCGGACTGCCTCCGGCAGAACCGTTGAAATGAACACCCGCGCCGAATTCGATAAACGCTATGTCCTTGCCGTCCAACACCAGTGTGGCTCGTGACTTCGTAATGCCGTCACTGTCTAACCGTACATATCTATGGATGTCGTTAAAATCCGAATCGCCCGAACTGTATTTGTTGGCATCGATAACCTCCAGACCGATATCCACAAGACGGCTGACAAGTTCCATTGTCTTGAAATTCATCTCTTCCTTGTACTTCAGAACTTCGTCAATTGCCTTTTGGATTGAATCCGTAGAAAGCGTCATCTTTATGACTTTACTCATCTCCCGCCACCTTCTTGATTCCGTATCTGGCAATCGTGCCTTTCTGCGTATCGCCGATATGGTTCAGCACATAATCCGGCTTTGTAATCGGTTCGCCATTCTCATCCAGAACAAGTTCTTTAGTTTCAGCATCCAATACCGGCACTACATCGACATAAAGCATCATGCCCTCAACGGGCTTGAAGTCACGGTCAAAGCTGACAATATATCGATTATATTCAGCTACGATACCTACAGGCAGTTCGTGCGGCGTTCCAGTTGTGTTGGATACTGTGAATCTATGTTTCTCAGGCTTACTGTATGTTGTACTCCCCTCGATTGTTTCATCGTTCCTTGTGGCGATTGTAGTCCATACGTCTTGTTTACGTCTTTGGAGACTTCTCATATATCAACCCTCCGTATAAATCATGTTCCGATCCCGCCGTGTATTCTTGGAACATCCCTGTGCGACAGTGGAGGGTTCTGCACACAATCGCACAACGCCAACTGATTCGCTTAAATAATTCTTGCTAAAGGGATGATGCCGTGGAAAAAACTTGGAGGTGTGCCGCCCTTTTCCCATGAGGTGGTCTGTCCGGCTTCATAGAAAGTAGTCACTCCCTCTTTTCCGATCTTGTCGTAATGGTACTCGCAGATTCTGCGGATAGATCCAGGATACCGCTTGAGAACATCTTTCTCCTGTGATTCCTTCTCTTTCTCATCTGAGTAGCCAAACGGAAATCTCGCATTCCTGACTTCCTCTATTGCATCATCCACAATCGACTCAACAAGGGAAGATTGTCCGTTTTTGTAATCATCCCCCGCATATACGGTTAAGATCGATATGAATTCTTCCCTCGTCATCATCGTTATCACCTCTTGGGCTGTCTGCCCCTTCTGCCAGTAGGCTTCTCAATCGTGGGGGACTTCTCAGGTTTTTTGGCTTCGGGAGAAGCCTGTCTCAGCTTCTCCTTACGCCTATGGATCATCATTCCCATGCAGCACCCCCGATTAAGAAGCGAGAGTGACCTTAATCAGCTTGCTCGTGTCGTACACATACGGAGCGAACAGCTTGGAACCGATGATGTAGTTGGTCTGATCGATCTTGTCACGGTCGAACTCAACAAGAGTATCTCTCTTCATGAAGATAGCAAGAGCATTCGGCTTAACGATGTAAGCAAGGTTTGCCGTTCCCGTTGTCTTTTCGTAATAGTTGCCGAGATCTGCGGTTACAGGATTCGCAACAACTACATAACGTCCATCGGCATCCTTCTCGTAATATGTCTTGCCAGAAGAAACAGCAGAGTCGGAAGTCTTTGCGAATGTAGAGGAAGATGTGTTCGCAAGTCTGTTCGCCGGAACAACCTGACAACCGTGAACCATACCGATAGTGCCGCGAATGATGGCATCCGCACCGATCTCCGTGTTCGGGATCCATGCCTTGGACTTTCTCAGCCGCGCATAGAAGGTCGGGGGAATCACGAGAACCTTATCGCCGTCAATATCTTCGCCGAACTTCGTAAGGCAGTCGGCAATGCCGTCAGCCGGGTCGGAATTTGCGGCAATCGTCTCTGTGAGGACAGCATCCGTATCCATTCTGGCAAGCAGATCAGCTTCGACCTTATCATTAATCGCAACGACAACCTGACGAGCCGCCTCCTGTGCGATGTCGTTGTTATAGCCGGAAAGCAGTGCCTCGTCTGTAAACTGAATGGCTCGACCGATCTTGGAGATCTTCACCTTCCGAGTGGTCTGCGACAGCTTCGCAATCGGAATGTCCGCACCTTCAGCAACCGCCTGTGCCGCGCCAACATACTGGTACTGCGGGAGCGTCACCTCATCGCCCGGTCTGCCGACAAGGGTATTGTCGATATGGGCAAGCGGGGCAAATCTGATAGCATCAATTAATTTCTTGTCAATGTAATCTGCGACAACCTGGGGATCGAGAAGATCCGCAAGCATCGTGGTATTAGCGGTAGCACCCATTTTTATACCTCCGTTGTATTATGCATTTATTCTTGTGCGAGAAGTCTGTTATAAGTTTCAAGATCTTCTCTTCTTAACTTTGTTTTTTCAAAGAGATTCATCTCTCTGAACTGTTCGACAGTCAACCCACTGTGTGTGCCGCCGTCCGGGATGTCAGGCCTCGATTTCAGCCACTCAGCTTTTGCCGCCTTTAAAGCGTCCTCTTTGTTCTTGTTGATGTTGGCAAGCACTGTGTCCATATCGCCTTTGATTTCGGCAGTGGCGGTTGCTTTCGCCAGTTCCACGTCCATGCCCATGCCGATGTAACGGCTCGATGCTTCAGTGATTAGCTTGAACTCCTCAAGTTCCTTCACATAAGCATCCATCTGTGCTTTTGCCTGTGCTTCAGCCTCGTCCTGTTGCTCCTGTGCGCTCATGCGTTCTCTCTTCCACTTCGTCAGTTCCGCATTGTCATGCGTCAGCTTATCGATGGAATTTTTGTACTTCGCACGTTCCGCATTCGCCTGTGCCAGTTGCAGTGTCAGTTCTTCGATGGTCGGAGTCTTCTTCTCCGGCTCCTTATTCTTCTGCTCATTTGCATCCGGCTCTTGCTGAGTATTCTTATTCTCTTCAGCCATAATTAATTCCCTTTCGTGAAATTTGTTATCCCGCTTTCTCTAGCGGTGCGTATTTGTGTTTTAATGACTTCTCTGTCAGTTTCGTACTTGTGAAATTTGTTAAGCCCCTTCTCTGGGGCTTATATAAAAGCCTTACGGCTATTATTTTTGGTAGGACAAGCTGCATCTGCAATTCACCAGTTCTTCATCGCTGACTCCCATTGAATCATCGCCCGGAAATTGCAATAGACCGCCTCTTGCCATAAACGGTTGATCTATCGGCATTACTGTTCCGTTCAGTTCTGCATGGCTGTCACGCTCTCTGCCGTCCATGATGGTATTCCATCTCTTCCGTGTATATCCGGCTCTCAGTGCTTCAGCCAGTTCGGAATATTCGTAGACGAAGTTACTTTCTTCTTCAGCAATGGCTCTCGCTCTGTCCCTTGAGTAGTAATAAGCATCATCGAGATGCCGCATCAGCACCGCAAGCATTCCATAGATGGTTTCATCTGCCCTTCCCGGCAAGCGTCTGTCAGGATCGTAAATGCCATCGACAGCATCGAGATATTCCTGTCTTGCCTCTTCGATATCCTCGATGCGGTAAACCATCGTGCCAGACAAGCGGTTTATTTCATCAAGTCCGCTGATAATACTGTACTGTCTCTGAGACTCATAAGCCGTAATCAGGAGTCCTTCAAATATGGTGTCGAGCCGCTTTGCCAAATCTGCTCTGCGGCTCTTCTGCACCTTGCTGATCTTCATCGGCCTGTAATACTCATCATACGGTACGGATACCGTGTACCCGACCTTATCGTTTAAGTCCTTGTAACTGCGGACTTCACTTAGTAACACCCGCGCCATGTCTGCCACCTGTGCTTGTTGCCGTGCCGCCTATAAACGGGCTGTTTGACGCTTGCATCGATGAGTCCTGAGAGCCTGTCTTCGTCTCGACCGTGCCGTCATCATCGATTTTCATATCGCCGCTTTCGCCCGACTGCGCTCTGCTGATTGCAGCTCTCTTTGCCTCGAAGTAGAGATCCAGGTATTCCTGGCTGTCCTCGTAAACGAGATTCGTATCGGGAAACAGCTTAATCGTCTCGATTGCATGTTTCGGATCGATTCCGTTATTCAGCAGTGTTGCAAGCGTGTTCGCTTTTGTTGCCATGTCGTAATTACGGTCGCGGAGTATGCTTGGCTGAATATCCGAAATATTCAAGTGCAGTGCTTTGCTGTCTTCCGGCGTATCCGTGGATTCTTGAATCGCCTTGAGGATCAGCCTTGCGACTTGCATCTTCCCTCTGCGCATGTAGGCTTCTTCTTTCTGAGCCTGTACTTCCGCATTTTCCCATCCAGAAGACATGGACATCGCGGTTCCTGTTGAACCACCACCCGCAGATGCCATGATCGGGACAAAGCATCTTTGCTTGATGATGTCCCGCTGATATTTGATGTTGCTCAGAATGCCATCATACTGCGTTGCAATCACAAGTGCTTGAACGCTTGCTTTCTTGTTTTCGCCGGATTCCGTAAGTATCCAACCGCCGGACTTCGGTACTTTGTATCCAACCACATTCCCATCGGAATCATACTTTTCGGGAAGGTCGAGATTATCTCCCCACCACAGCGCCTGTGTATCCTGTGCAACATTGTTGCAGAAATCAGATTCAAGAATATTCAGCGCATCGATAGCGGATATTTGTCTCTCAAAGCATCCCATCCTGTCTGACGATCTAATGAATTCGACAATGTTGACCATCTCAAACGGATTCTTTTCTCCGTTTCTCCACCCGAAGACCATGCCGTCTTCTTCGTTCTCTCCGTCAAACTTGGAGAGATTTGTGATTTGGAACCTCTGGCTGTCCGTCATGCATGTGAAGTGCGTATTGCCGGAATTGTCCGTCACATACGTCACGCCCATGAGAGGCCTGTGATGCACGGAATTATCATAGACAACAAAAGTGTTCATCGGGTTCAGCGTGACGATATCAAACACCGCAGTGCAGTCCACGTTGCGCTTAATATCCACAAGCTGATACCCTACTCCGCACGTTTCAACAAAGTATCCCAGTTCCGCATCCGCTGAAAAGACATCTTCTTCGTTCAGCATCTCGTTGATTTCAGCAATGCCGGAATTATCAACCTTTGAATCACTCTCGTTCGCGTCATAGATACTCCGTTGCTTGTAGGTAATTGGGTTTCCCCACTTGTACCCGGTCTTAAACTCAACAATCTCGTTCGGCAACGAGTCCGTGCATATGATGTCAATATCGTGACGGATTACCTTCTTCCGCTGAAGCGGTTGGTCGCCGCGCTCGTACTTGATCAGGAAGTTGATGCGCTCCCGATTCAGCAGATGCACTGTATAAGCATCAAGAAGCACCCTCCTGACATTTTCTTTGGTTATGTATTTTTCATCTGTCGTAATCAGGATTCTCCCGTACTGAACAGATTCGTTCACTAATGCCATGCCGCTCCTTGTATTTTGCGTACTCCTTTTCGGTCATATATTTGCCGCGAAACTCAACGCCAGATGCCTGTCGAATGTTCCTTGACGGAATATGTACCCAGTAACGCTTTTCCTTGTCGTTGTCCATCTACAGTTTTCCTACTTTACCATGCTACATGAAATTTCTAGGAATTTTAGGAATTGTCAGAATTTATATTTTCTGAGTATCTGTCCTATCCTCGTCTGATCGTAATGCATCAGAAAAGCTATCTGCTGTTGGCTCTTCCCGTCAATGTAGTAGTACTTGCAGATCAGCCTGTCTCTGGCGTTCTCAATGCTCTTGATGTATGTCAGTACGCTTTGAGTGATTTCCATCAGTTCCTGTTCATCATTCTCGTACTGGTTCAGCTGAAGGAGCAGTCTCGTGCGCTTGGACGCATAGTCACGCATTGGCACTCCCTCGATGACAAAATGCTGAATCCCGCCACTGCCGCCCTTTACGGAATCCTTTGTGGTTCCACTGTTCTCGATGTCTGTCAGCTGATGTTTCGTTCTCGCTATTCTTCTCTCAAGGTCTTTTAATTCCTTTTCGAGATATCTGTACTGTTTTAGCTTTGAATACGCCATTAAAACAAACTCCCCATTATCACGGCCTGTTTCCTCGCACCGGGATTTTCGATGAACATATCAAGCTGAGTCAATCCGTCAGCTGCGTCATCATGCTCGTTCTTGCCAATCGTAACGAACATACACAATTCTTCCATCGCTGCCTGATATTCTGCGGAACGGTGATCCTCGTCCAAAAAGATGAACTTTCGTTTAATGTCACCCGAATATGCTATAATTTTCTCCATCTTGGAAACCTTGTTCGGGGCTTTCCGTGATGTGCAACTGCATTTGTAGCCATGTTCCTGTAGGCGTTCGTCCACATACTGCGCATACAGATCGCCGCCTGTGTTGCCCTCAAAGCGTATCTGCCGGATTTCGTTGTTCATGATCTGCCCTGTCACGAGCGGCAACGTATCTTCCTTCTTCCCGCCGTTAAACACCCAGTCAAAGATAAAGACTCTCCCATCCTCGTACTCTCTGCCAATCGGCATGGATAAGCTGTCGCCGCCGCCCCACGCCACGTCAACCGCAGATACGACACGGCTGTCACCCTCCGGCAGTACGCCGTTGTAAAATTGCAGTTCGTCTTCCGGGAATAAGAGTCCTTCACGGACGAACGGCCTCTGCTGATATTTTGCCTCCCACTCGTTTTTGTCGAGTCTCGACCGCACGTCTTTGTAATACTCCGTGCTGAATCCAACTCCGTAGTCATATTGGAAATTGCTTTCACCTTCAGCATTCAGCGCGGGTATCTCAATGAATTTGTATCGCGGATTATTCTTCTTGTCAGCCTTAACTCGTCCAAGAGGATCGATGGTGTTCCACCTGGTTCCCACCATCAACTCTTTTGATCCGTCATTCTTTCTGTCTACAAGAACATTGAGATAATCCTGATACCGATTCTCCAGTCTGGACGGACTAAGTGACTCCATTCTGTCACGAACAAGGTCATCGACATAAAGGTATCCGTCAGCAGAAATATCGACAGCACCCGTCCATGTTCCGTCAATACCTCGACAGGTCAGTGTCGCAAATCTGTCCGGCTTTCCGAGATTGATCTCCTTTAAGTCAGCAGACTTTCTTTGTAGCTTCGCACGGGGAAAAATCTCTCTGAACGTGTATTCGTCAGTTCCTATCAGGTTGAGCGCTTCACTGTAAAATCCATTGGCAAGGATCCCGGAGTGACCAGACATGGCGTTGTGGCTATTGGGACGCTTGCCCATAACCCATGCCATAAAAAATATACACATAGTAGACTTGCCTACCCGAGGGGGTAAGCTGATTCCAAGGAAGTCATACTCTCCGTCTTCCAGTTTTTGCAGTTCTTCGACAAGAACATGCAGAGTCTTTTCCCGTGGACGATAAAACTGCTTTTCAATCGGCCTGTACCGCTCCATGTAATACAAAAATGATTCAAACCAGAACGGAGCCTCCCACCGCAGAAAATCCCAATACAGGTCGAAAATCCTTGGATCATCCGCATAGGCATGGGCATATTTGTGTGCCAGAATGGATTCATGCACGAAATACTTACATTCCTCGACATGACCGCCTTTTGTAAATTTCCAGTCGATCTCCGCATCCGTCAGCAGTTGATACGCCGCAAGCAATCCTTCGTAGGTTTTATATTTGCGTCTATTGTCAGCTTTCAGCTTCGCAAAAAGATCTTTGTATTCCTGTATATTCTTCCTGATGACCATAAAAATAAGCCACTCCGCTCATGATTAGCGAAATGGCTCTTAAAAACAGATTACGCCCTATTCTGTTCGGCTCTCTGTCTCTGTATTCACTTCAAATGCTTCTCTGCAATAACTGGCGCGGCATTGAAATATCTGTCCCCTGATGACAGCGCCGTCTGTCAGAGGGAAAATCCGCTTATGGCAATACGGACATGTCACCCATGTACATCCCATGTGCCATTTAAACTCAGCTTGTCTCAACCTCGATGTCCGTCCCCTTGTAAAAATATGCAATGCGGGGATACATGGCGCGGAATATCATTCTCTCACCGCAGTTGTCACACATATGAGGGTACTGGGGAGGATTCGTTGGATACACAACTCCCTCCGGCCTCATTCTGCCATTTCCGCAGTTGTCGCATGCATAGTCAAGTTCAAACACTTGCAGTTTCGACCTGATCTCCGACATTCTTTACTCCTTGTCCATGATCACTCTCTTCGGGATGTCACTGTACATGATTGTGGTTGCCATCTTCGTGAATACTTCTTTCGTCCGCTCACGGCTGTCGTACACGCCAATCGCAATGGGCTGACCACCGTTCGCCGGATGCGCATGAATATATTTGTCGTTCATTGTGATGGCGAGTACGTTGTCATAGTTCACCATTGTACTGCCGTTCTGTGCAAGGATTGTCATAAATAACTCCCTTTTTTGTTTTTTAAATTTTTTTGAAACGGCGATACCCGGACTTGAACCGGGATTGCGGCAGTCAAAGTGCCGTGTCCTGACCGATTAGACGATATCGCAGTGCGGGCAGTCCATCCAAAGATCGCTTAATAGTGTTCTCCCGGTCATCCAGGTTAATCTCCGCTCCGCATTCACAGTCACGGCTTCAACACTCTCCACTGTGAAAAATTCTCTGCCCTGTCAGTATTTCATTTCCAAGACGCTCTGGTGTCCAGTTTGCAGTTACAAGGTTCTTTTTGTTGTGATTTGCGATGATTTCACGCAAATGGTTAATAGTTACCGTGCCGATACTTGCGGTACGCCCTTTGGAAATTCCTCGCGTAAGAAAGGGTTCGGCGTTTTTTGTCGCGACCCGCAAGGTGATTGAACTCTCTGATGGGTATGTACACTCCCCATCCGGGAAAACCGCAGCGAGTTTCGAAACTCTTAACAGGACTCCCCGCCCTACTGCGGCATAGGAGAAAACAATATGTCAAAGACATATGCATCCGCGATGCGGTGATGAACCGCTGTTGAGACTTCACTCATCACGGCTATACATCTGCCGGAACCTTTCCGCTTCTGTCCTCTCAGCTTTCTTCATCAGCATCTCGTTGACATTCTTAGATGCCTTGAAGGACATAAGCCAGTGTTCCGGCGAAACCATCGGTTCACCTGTGACGATACTGAATCCGACCCTCTCAGCGCAGTGCTTCGCCTTAAATGTGCCAAATCCACGAATCTCTACGGTATGCCCCCGCCGACATGCGGCGATGATGGTTCCCGTCATGATATCCAGATTTCGTTCTGCTACATCACGAGGAATGTTCAGCTGTCTCTCTATCGCCGTCACGAGATCTTTCTTTCGGACGATACCTTTTCCGTTTTTACCCCTTGGCATCTCTTACCCCCAAATCGCCAGTAAATCCATCAGCACCACCGCGAAGACAAACAGCATGGCCTTGAATTCTCTGTCATCCAATCTGCCGCCAATCAGCGATACCAGTGCTATCAGGCCGAGCAGTGAACTAATTGAGGTTGCAATAATCTTGACCGCAATCACCATGCGTCACCTCCGCAGTTAAATCAAGCGCATCGATAAAATCCGTAAATACAATCTTGGCATGGTCGAAATCTTCAGCGCCGCCCGCCTCAAGCAGTGCCAACGCCGCAGCATCTACAAATCCGTCATCGATCTGTGCGTAAAGTTTCGACGCATCAACGGCATCCTTCAGTGACGAGATGTCAAATGCCAGATGCAGATCCGCAAGCTGTGAGATGTTCGCCGCAAGCGGTCTGAGTGTTATGTGCACCTCCGGCACGGAGTCAACCTGATGGTCAAAGTTGAACGCCGATACACCGCTAAGTTTAAAGCCATTAACGAAAATCTCTGCGCAGCCTGGTGCTGTGGACTTGTACTCTATCTTCTTCAGCATTCCCCAATTACCCTCTTGATGATAAACTCCGCTAATTCGTGATACGATGATCCGTCATCATGCGTCTTGGCTATGTAGTCCCTGATCGCGGACTCCACACTCGCAACCATCGCATCGTAGAAAATATCGCGACTCTTAAGTCTGTCTATGATTTCCCGGCATGATGCCTGTAGTATTTCACTCAATGGATTACTGTCCTTTTTTGATTTTAAAAATTTTTGAGACTCACAAATCGTTGCAAGTCTCTAGGTAACTGCTGATAATGGTCGGCAAATGTGTACCCCCGTGCTGAAGAACTACATCCTCGCCCATCTTTTCGGCATCGCCAGAAAGAACGTCCTTTCCCCAGAATGCCCCTTCTTCGGCAAGCTGCTTCATGGCTTGCTTGACATCGATGCGAATATGATCGCCGGAAAATACCTTCTCCGTCCTCATCTTGTACACCCAACGAAGGAAATACTTCTTGTTCGCATTGTCGGGTGATTCCACATGACAATCGTGACACAGGAGAAACATGTTTGCCGGATCTTCGTCCGAGCCGCCAAGAGCATGAGGCACAATGTGACATCTCTCAAGTACCCTTCTAGTCTTCGCGTAGTCATACAACATCCTGATCCTACTCCCAGTCAGGTTCGACTCGTAGGTCTTGTATTCACTAAGCCCGTGAACACGTTTCCCACATGCCCAACAGCATGGCTCCGTCCAGTACTCGACAACCGGCACTGTGGCGGGATTTCCGTCTTCTTCTACCACGGAACCGTCAACAGTGACTGCCTTGTCTTTCCAGTAGCTGAAAATCTTTGAGTGTGCAACTGACTTTCTTTCTTCGCTCATTCTGCATCTCCCCAAACTGTATTTATCTATGTCTCATGTCTGCTAATACATACTCTCTGAAAATCTCTGAAATAGATTTACCAGTAGTTCTGGACTTATGATCTATAAACATCCTCATCTCATCATTAAGACGTATCCGTATAGATTCACCTTTTCTATCCTGAGTAGGTCTACCATGTAGATTCATATTTATTCCTTGTAGTGGTTGTAGTAATAAATAATATATTATATAGTTATGTGGGACATAACTGAGGGCTTTGGGTGGTCGAAGAGGCAACTACCGCGCCGCCCTGGGGCATACCAGACCCCCGTCCCGAACACTCGTTCGCCCCTGTTCCGGCCTGTTTTCGGCACGTTCTGGTGTTCACTTTTCGATATCATGTACATCTCTTCGTTAAACGTAAGTTCTTCGAATAGATGTTACCCGAACACATGTTTATTTGTCGCACAATTATCATTGTTGTTTGTAATCTGTTTATATTGTTTATCTTTCATACACAATTCATCTCACATATCAATGAATCGATTGATTCAAGCGCTTTTAAATTGTCAGATAACTATATGTCAATCCGGCAGCGCGTCAAGTTCGGCGCGTTCATCCACAATAGCCATAAGCTCTTTTTCAGACAATCCGGGCGGCTCACGGTCACTTGTCTGAATTGTCAGAGTGTTGCCCTCATTGTAACCATAAACGGCTTTTGACAGAAAAATTGATCCCACCGAGTTATTGTTTGCGACATTTGACAGAATTGTGCTTTCACAGTCATCATGAATGGTTTTTGCCAGACAACTATGATCTATGCTTGCTTTTCGTCTGTCTCCATTACTCCATTCCAGTAAAGTTTGCTTACTAATTCCGATCATAGAACAGTATTGTAACGCAATAGGGATAATATTGTATTTACTACAAAGATGTTTATATATTTCCCATAAATTACCTAAAGTTTCTGTATCATCATAGTCCAGAATAGAACGATTCAGATTGTTATAACTATTATCTTTATATTCTTTCGTTCTTCTGTTTGGTTTAAATATATGCCAGTAAATAGAACTTATAAGTCCATTAAATACAGCCACTTTAGATATATCATCGGGATTCTTCAGACTATTAACATAATTATCCTCGACTTCTCTGATTCTTTCAGCATAGTATTCAGTTTTAGATAATACGTCAGTAGCCATAATATATACCTGTGTAACGCTCTTAGATCCTCTATAACGTGTCTTTAACCTATATGCCGTATATCTGTATATCCTACGCCTTAAAACGTCTTAAAACGCTTTATACGGCTTTACAGGACGCATTATAATATTTAAAGGCGTTTTGTCAAGATGTCCGAAATACGGGTATGCCGTCACTCAATTTTAACGGACTTTGCGCGGCTTTTTGACGGTTCCCGGTTCCGCTGCTCCAGTTTCGTTTTTTTACCACTTTTCGAGACGTAAAACACGCATATTGGCACTTTGCACAAGCACGGTATATTTACGCGCTTTACAGGCCATTTCAGCGCATGACGGCACAAGAAAAGCCCCGTCAAAAGCGACGGGGAAAGCCGAAAACATAAAAATGTGCTGATTTTACGGAACTGGTTTCCTTTCGTAATTTTCACCACCTGGACAGCGGGAACCGGGGCAGAACCGCACAAAAAAGAGCCGTTCAAACGGCTCTAAACATGAAATGCAAATATTCAATTTCTGACCTGATGGAAAACGCGCGGGCTGCGTTTCCGTCCTTCTCTGCGGCTCTCAGCGCTTTACAGAGCGTTCTAATCCGGCTTTTGATCTGGCGCTTATTCATGACCTTGCATCTCCTTTCTGTACGCTCTGGCGATGTCGCAGAGCGCTTCATCAAAAGTTATCACTCCGCGCTTGTATGCTTTCGCAGTTGTCGCGGCCTCCGGCAGGTCGCGGATTATCTCATGCAGCACTTTCTCGATCTCGTATTTTTTCGGCATCCCTGGTGCGCTCCTTTCATCCGTTCAGTTCGATATCATATTCTGCTTTCAGATCCTCAACGTGGCAGCCGTCCGGCGTAGCGTACACCCGCAGCTTTCGGGCTGTCTTGTTGCACACTCTGTAAAGATCGTTCTGAAAAAGCTTGTACATGTTGTTCCTGACCGTCTCGACCTTCTTACAGCCGAAGCGCTCAAATCCGATCATGTTTCCGTTTCCATCAATAATCCGTGCAATGTATGTCTGTTTCATCGTTTCTCCTTTCTGTGTGAAGGGGACGTTCTGCGCGTCCCCTGTTCGCTTGTATGGCCTGTTTTCTCAGGCTGTGACCGTTTCCATGTCCGCAACGTTTCCGGCTGTCTCCGCGCCTTTCACAAGCGCTGCGGCGATGTCCTGACCGATTCCAGCGATGACGTTCTCTTCTTCCGTCTCCGGCTCTTCTGCGGCCTCGAACGCTCCTTCTGTTTCGTACTCGTCAAGGACTTCTGCGATAGCCTGTCCGAGATAGTAGCACCTAATGGAGACATCCCACCATTCCGCGCCGTGCTCGTATCCGTCCACCGAGATCGTCGGCTCATATCCAAATTCAGCGGCGACCGTCTCAATCTCGTTCCAATTGTGAGAAAGATTCTCTTCTGCTTTCCAGGTGTTGAAGGTGTAGGAACCTGAAGCGTTCCCGGTCACACTGTCCGCTGTCCACAATGTTTCATTCAGATCCTCTTCTAATCCGTCCCGGTTCTCTGTCCAATCGGAAAAATCGATCTCGTCCCTGATATAATCCGCAACGTCCGCTTTCACTGCCTCGAAATAGTTGTACTTCATCATATTTCCTTTCCGGCTTTCGCCTTTCCTGTTCTGTTCTGTTCCCGCCGCTCTGCATTTATACGGGCTTGCGACCGTCACCCTTGCGGGGGCTGCATTAGCGGGCTTTCCCCGCTTCAGATCTGTTCTAATACTTCATACAGATCGTCTTTCACTTCTTTCAGAAGATACACATTCTTTCCTTCCTTCTTTCTGTCTTCTGCCGTCCACCTGGCAACAACGGGATTCCAAAAGACTTCTTTTGTGTGTCTTCCTTCTTTGAAAGAATCTACTCTGTATTTCGTCTCTTCCCCGGTAAGATCTTCCGGGAAAGTGAAATATCCTTCCGTTGTTCCGTATTCGATCATTTCTCTATTCATTTCTGCGGCGATATTGTATTTATCCATTTCCTGTCCTTTCTCCCCGGTTCCCGGGGCTGTGTTCCTTTCGATGTACCTATAATAGCACTGATTTTAGTGCTAGTCAAGCGTTTTATACACTGTTTTCAGTGAAATATTGCACAAAATATGCACCTGATTTCAGCACTAAAATTAGTTATTCTGTATATTGATTATCACTGGTTTTAGTGCTATTCTAAGGACGTACCAGAGAACAGACCTGTTCTAACTGAAGCAGTAACCAGGTTGAGCGCGACACGCTCCGCCCGATCTGGTGAAAAGTAAGAAGACAGGCCAAGCAGGAACCGAAAACACTTCTTCCTATATGGAAAGGACGGGCACCAGATGCAGAAGAAAATCAACTACGGAATCGGGGATTTATCGCTTGCCCTGTTCCGCGCTTCTGAATCGGAATCAGATCTTATAGAACTGGTTCTGGAAGATACAGAGCGGATGATTCAGAACGATTACAGGCGTTTTTTCTCCGCTCTGGAATCCGGCCGGATTGATTCTTTCCATTATGAATCCGGCGGGAACGTGTACCTGTATACCAGGTCAGCGCGGTCGGGGGTCCTGATTCAGAAGACATGCTTCTGGAACCGGGACGGGGAACTGATTCCCCTTTCACATGTCAATATTAATTCGTTCGCGGATATGGTCGCGGACGGGCTGGAAGATATGGTCACGCTGAAAGCTGCGTGAACCGGGAAAGGAGAAAAAATCATGTTGCTGAAGTTGGCACAGATCTATGAAAAGTATGACTCCGAAACGTTTGACGCCGCTTTTGACGGCTCATACGAAAACTTCATTTCAGCATATGCAGATATGCCGGAATCGGACATCATCGCGGAACTGGCTGAAATGCTTGAAAATCTACTTAAGTGACGGAAAGGAGAAAACATGGCGGTCAAAATCTTCAGACTGGACAGCGGCTTTTATGCCGTCATGGTATGGAATGAATCCCGTAATGACTGGTCACTCTGGTGGTCGGGTAGCCGATCCGCAGAGGACGCAGCGCGGGAATGTGACAGACTTCTGCGCGGGGAATGATCCCCGCAAGTCTCCCCGGCTGAAAGGCGGCAAAAGCCCGGTTCGATTCCGGGCGCGGGGATTTTCCGAAAAAATCAAGCATAGAAAGGACAAGATATCATGATGCAGAAATGGATTGATGACACTATCAAGGCGCTTAAGCGCGGAGCGGAAATTGTGATTGTCTCCGGCAATATCGGGGATGACAGCACGGTTTTTTGGATGACTGACTGCGTTCTGTACAGCTTCAGCAGATCATTCGGAGTAATGGAACGGACGGACATGAGCATTGACAGGCTGAAGGAGCATTTGCGGAACATGCGCAATGAAGGAACCTCAATTTTCGTTCGCGGATACAACTAAAAAGTCCGCCGCCGTCACGCTGAAAAAAGGCAGCTTGCAAGGTTCAATCCCTTGCGTGACGGATTAGCCCGGAACCAGGGCGAAAGAAAACCAAAGAATGCGAAACAGTCCCACCGGGGAAGAGAAAGGAGAAAAACATGAAGTACAAAGTTTCCACATGGACAGAGAATGAAGAAGAGATCGCGGTGACGGTTTCATGTAGACGCGATGCAAGCGATAAGGTGCTTTTCAAAAAGTGTGCTATCGAGATCCACCACGAACTTTGCAAGCGCGGTCTTACCCCGGACACGATCCGCTTCGGGTACGATCTCCCGAACGTATGGAGAAACGGTGCTGTTGGCTCCCTCTGGTTTGAAAAACCGTACTATAACATTTGCATCGCCCGTGAAGGATGCGGTTATATTGCTTGCTAATATTGAAAGGAGATAAAGAAAATGACCGAAAAGAAATACGGAATGCGTTTAAGAGGCTTTGCACCCATGTGCCAGCCGAAAGAAGGTTTCGTCCGTAGAGAAGACGATCCCTCCGGCAGATATTACGACATCCTGGTCTATAACCGTGAACTGACAGAGAAGGAAATCCGCAACTATGAGTTAGATCCGGTCAATAAATGACTGCGAGTCCCACCCGTCAAGGCTGGGTGAAATCGGGGAAACCCGGTTCCACAAGCCCCACCCGGTCGCGGTTCGATTCCGCGATTGACGGATTAGCAGAAACGCTTTCTGCTAACGCTCATGTGCCGATAGGCCTTGAGCAAAACGGCAAGATCGGCAGTCGTTACTGTGTCGGCATCGAGTCCATCCCGGCATGACTCAGACAATGATTTTCGGGCATCACCTGAGATGTAAAAACAGGCGTTTGGGAACAATTACCCCGATTCCGTGGGGACGCAACGTCACGACAGACACAACGCAACTATAACGGATCGTGCAGCGGAAAGCTACGATAAAGCCCCGCAAAACCGAAAGAGTAACCCTAGTCCGGCATACCAAAGAATAAGTCCGTATGGGTGAAATTCGGATGTCACACGCAACGGAGTCCCACCGGGAAGGAGAATATCCAGCACGGATAAAAAAGAGGGCTACCCCAGAAAGGAAGATACATGAAAAGAGGAGTTTTGAACTATAGCATCACATGGCGCGAGAACGGCGAAAAACGCGAGGAATTGTATTTCGGAAAAATCCACGCAGTAAAAGCGTATCTGGATATGCTTACCCGGAATTGGGGCAGACCGTTCCATGATGACGGAATCTCTGAACTGAAATGCCTGGAGATCTACAAGAGCGGCAAGGTTGAAGACATCACGGAGAAGGTCAACAAATTTCTGTACAACTAATGAGTCCCACCCCATAAAAAGGAGACATAAGCATGTTGAGGGAAAGTAAGAGACATGCACTGGAAAAGCTGATTGACGGATGCGGCACAGTTGTTCTGAGTGACCTTGCCACCGTCACGAAGCAGAGCGGTCAGCCGATGAAGCTGAATGTCTGGATCGCCGGAAAGAAACTTGAGTATCATCTCACCTACAACAAGATCGATTTTCTTGTCGAGGAGATCGACAATGTACTTGCGGGATGCCTTGAGCGTTTCGCACGAGATGCCGTAAGGGAACTGTACTGGAAATGAAAGGAGTCCCACCCATGACAAAGCAGATTATGTCACTCACGATTCCGCACAACGGCACGTGGAAAATCATTCACGATGACTCGGAGCGGTTCAACCAGTTCAAAGTCTTCTACGTCTGGAACGAACTGACAGACCACGGCATCCGCAAGCACAAAAAGCTGATTGAGAAGTACGGAGACATCGCAAGCTGTCTGCACTGCGTCACACAGCAGCTTACAGGACACGAATGGCGTATGACCGAATACAAAGTGGATCGCCTGTACTGAGTCCCACACCCTAATTCGCGGGGCTTGTTATTTTCAAGCCCCACCCCGTCAAAAAACACTGTTATTAGTTGACTTCCTTTAGCGGATGATATACAATGAAGAAAACTAAAAATAGTGATTGGAGGAAAGCCGTGTTAGTGTACAAAGTCAACGTAATGAAGGAGTTGAACAAGCGAAACATACGCGCCACTGATGTGCGCGAAAAAGGAATTTTGGGCGAATCTCAACTAACAAAGATCCGCAAAGGCATTGTTGTTGGGACAAACGCATTAGAGACGTTGTGCGGCATCCTTGATATGCAGCCGGGCGAGATCATAGAATATATACCAGATGATCGCTACGCTGCACTATGGGACAGCGGCTTCTTCAAAGACTCGGAAACAACTATGCCGGAGCCAAAATACAGATGAGATACAACGTGAATTCCCAATTCTCTGAGTCCCACCCCATCTAAAAAGGAGAAAACCAATGACAAAGAAGATCTACAATAAGGTGATGGCAGAAGTATACAAAATGTTTGCCGAACAGGAGGATGTGAAAAGCATCCTCAGATGTGAGGAAACTGCTACGATCTGGGAGGCGCGTGAGGGAACGCTCCACAAGTTCTTAGTCACCGCGCATGACTCACAGATGAATCTCAATACACTTGCACAGAACGGCTTCACAGAAAATGCCGATGTCCGCGAACTTGTCCGGCTATGGAGAAAAACCAAATGCGCATACATCACTGGATGCAAAGTGACTGGTTTCCACATGCCCGCACAGGTATGGGAGTGATCTGAAGAAAGGAGAAAACCGATATGTTATGGTACGCAGTACAGAAGACTCGCGAGGACGCATGGGATTATGGATCCCACGATCTGGAGGAGGCGAAGCAGATGCTGAAGGAACAGGGCTACGGATTGATCGCCGTGATCGATGAGGACAGCAGCTTCTGCGAGGATGA